AAATATTAATAATGGATGTCTATTACTTGTTGTTATTTCATATCCAAATGTAGATATTATTTTAATACCATCTTCTATATTTCCTTTATATACTTCTATAATTTGTCTATTATCACAAATTCCAGAAATATATAAATTGCTAGGATGATATGTTGTATTTTGCTCTTGATTTTTATCTTCTAAATCCTGAATTTTAGTTAATCCAACATTTGGAATTGATAATAATGTATCAGATGAAACACACTTGTGAATTGTTATAGCATACCCTAATCGAAGAGGAATTTGACTTCGAAATACATCTACAAAATCTTCAACCTCCCACGTCTGTGGACCAATCGGCATTCGAACTCCATTCAGAAATTCTACAATCGGCAGCCCAACACCTCCTTCCTCGAATCGAGCAATAATACCTCGTGACCCATTTACGAGTCCATTTGCCTGGTCCATATTAAATGTAAGCATAACCTGTGCACCCTCTTTCAAAATTAATTCAGGCAAATAAGGTCCTTCACGGTCCATGATTTCAATTGCCCTCTTTAAGTCCGCATCATCAGGAGATACACGTGCATTTGGACCAAATACAATACCAGCCTTATAGCATCGAGATGGTTTATTAATAGACTGGATATTTGTATTATTAATCATATCCACTTCCGCTCTTCGTGGAAATAGAAGAGTAGGGCGAATACGAAGTGTACTCCAATCTTTTCGTTCACAATGTTCTAGCAATTGAATACTCGTATCGGATAAATATCCTCTTCGAATTTCTTGTAAACATTTTTTGAAAACAGGGTCATGTTGACGATAAATTTCCTGTAATTCTACAATAACCCCCACCACTTCATTCCAGAGTGGCGACTCGAATATAAATACTTTCTCATCACTTTGTGCACCAGGTTCTCTTCGAATGACAGGAGGGAGTTGAAAGAAGTCTCCAACAAGCATTAATTGAATTCCGCCAAATGGTGCAGGATTTGCTCGCAGTTTTCGCCCAATTTTATCCAGTTTTTCAAACAATTCAATTGTCATCATAGATACTTCATCAATAACGAGAAGGTCGGTTGACATCCAATTTCGAACAGCTCTGCTTCTACGAATCTTTTTAATAAGGTCTTCTGCAGATTCTTTTGCGAGTCCAACACCTGCCCATGAATGAAGTGTTTTCGCATTTTTTCCGAGAAGAATTGCAGCACATCCAGTCATGGCACACACCTGATAACGAAATTTTCGTCCACTTCGAAGCGTCATTGGAAGTGAAACTCGGTCATACAAATGTTGAATAACAAGGGACTTTCCTGTTCCTGCATAACCTGTCATAAAGACATTTTTGCGTTGAAGAAGTGCATCAAACACTTCATTTTGTTCTTTATTAAATTCAACCATTATAATATTTCATAAGCCATTTTCATATACAATTATAAAATAATTAAATTAATATCAAATTTTATAATTTTATTAAATTTATATAAATATAAAAGTATAAAGAGGTATTATATATTATACAATACACATTATAACATAATGAAAATATCTAGTTTTACCCAAACATATGGAGATAAACGTCTCACTGAATTATATTTATTACAGTATGACACAATTGGAAATTATTTTCGAAATAAATGTGATTTGATTGTATTTTCATTTCATAATTGTCCAGAACATTTTATAAAAGTAGGAAAAATGATACTAGAAAAAATATATTCGAAAGATAAATTATTAATATTAACATATAATAATATATCATATTTAGAATCTATTAGAAATACTATTAAAACATTAAAAGAAAAAAACATTGATTATATTTTACAAATACAAGATGACCAGCATGGAATAAATACAAAACAAAATATTGAAAATATAGAAGAAATAAATGACATGTTTTCATTTATTGAAAAATATAATCCTGAATTATTACATATTTTTTCAGATGAAGGTGATAAAAATATTAATCAATTAACACCTTTAGACGAAAAAATGTTAGGAAATACATCTTTTTATAGTTATGATACAATGCAATTTAAAGAAAAAAACATTTATGCATGGAATGATGGAACATATTTTGGAAGAATTGACTTATTAGAATATTTATTTAATATAAATTTAGAACACGATGTTTGGAGAATAGAATTACAATTAAAGTATATATTTGATAATAATAAATTTATTCGATGGGGAACAAATAAGGTATATTTTAAAGCATCAAATCTTCATGGAAGAAATGTAAATAATACATTATCAGTTGAAGATAATTTAAAACGTTTTTTTGGAGAAATAGATGAATGGAATATTATAAAACAAAAGGTTATTAAAAATAAATAATTGTAAATAATTGTAAATAATTGTAAATAATTGTAAATAATTGTAAATAATATTGTACAATATTATAATGTATATAATATATATAATATAAAAATAATTATACTATATAAATTATAATGAACTATATATATTAGTCCCTATCACCACCGACCCTCTTCGCAAAATTGCTAATAATACTATGATATTCAATCATACATGTCATAGGACATACATCTTTCATCTCGGATGTAAAGCAATACATCCAATGTGCAGGTATCCACAATATGTGTCCAGGTCTTAATTTAATATCAATGAATTTAAGGTCATTTACAAAGGGAGTATCTGCTAATGTCAATCTGTCCAAAAAGACTCCTTTCCACTGATGGGGAAGGGATGATGAAAACTCGGATGGCATCATAGATACTCGTATTTCTCCATCTGTCACGAATAGAGCAGTCCATGATGCGGCAGATTTAGTCAATCCTCTCTCACCAGCCCAGCAATAGTATCGTGGTCGTAACCATGCTTTCCATAGCAGATTTGAATGAAGAATTCCATGTATCCATCTGTCAGACCAGACAGATAATCCGCTAGTTCTGCCGAGTAATTCAGCATGTGTCCATGACCATGGGCAGATTATCTGCCCACCTTTATAAGATTCAATCCAGTCACGAAGAGTTCTGTCCGTAAAGAGCGGTATCTGTCTGAAAAAATCACGTGTAATTATATCATCTTTTGTCCAAAATTGTGCTTTTGGTAGTCCACGTATAACAATCGGACATAGTTCTCCAATTAAATCCTTTATCTGAAATCGTTTATCCCATTCGAGTTGATTGATGCGAAATTCACTCACAGATTGTTTATAAAAGAATGTACAAATACCAAATATAACGATAAAAAATATAAAATATTCTATCATTTATACAATATATAATATCCCTATAATGATATAATTTCAATATAATCGTAAAAAATACACAATAATAAAATACACAATAATAAAATAAACAATAAATAAACAATAATATTATAAAGAATTATTAATAATATTATAATAAATAATAATAAATAATAAAATGCAATATTATGTTACATATAATGCAGATGGAAGAACTGGTAATAATTTATTTCAATATTTAGCATGTAAATTAATTGAAATAATTTTCAAAAAACACACATATGTAGTATCACGATTTTTTAATGATATAATAAGCGATAGTAATACATCTCACATTATTTTTACAGATGAACTTTTCGAAAAAATAACAAATTCAGTAAATCCAAGAGAAGAATTTCCAGAATTATTAAATGCACATATATATTGTAATGGATATTTTCAACGTAGTAAATTACTAGTGCAATACAGAAATGAAATATTAAAAAATATATATAATTCAGATGATATACTTGATGACACAAATTGCACATATCGTTCAATATATGACTTTTTACATACATCTCATAATTATAAATTTACAAATGATGATATGTTAATATCTCTTCGATTAGATGATTTTTTTCAAGCACCATGTAAAACATCTGATATTATTCCACCCACTACATATTTAGATATATTATCTAATAGTAAATTACAATTTAACAAATTATATATTGTATGTGATAAACTAAAACATAAATGGGAATATAATTATATAAAATATTTTGAAAAATATAATCCAATATTAATACAGGGTTCTCTCGAACATGATTCTGCAATTATGAGAACAGCGCCTCGTATAATTCATTCAAATTCAACTCTTTGTTGGCTTTCAAGTTATTTTTCAGAAAATAAAATAGAACGCCATATTCCAAGAACAAATATGTATATGATACAGGATTTAGGAGTAATTAATGAGTTAACCGACAAAATATACATTGTTCGACCAATGGAACATAAGGACGTATTATCTTTATAAATATATAATAATATAAAACTCGATAATAAAATGATATCGAATATATATCCGTTGTCATATTGTGTACCTGATGAACTAATTGTATCAACTGTCCCTGAAAAAAAACAAATATGGGCAGATGTTATACCTGGTTTTCCAGAAACGTATCGTTTTGGAAAATATCAAGAAAACGAATATTATCAGATGTATCAACAGTCACGATTTGCATTTACATGGAAAAAAGGTGGATGGGACTGTTTTAGACATTATGAAATCCTAGCAAATGGCTGTATTCCTGTATTTAGAGATATTGAAGAATGTCCCGAACATACAATGACAAATTTTCCAAAAAATATTGTAAAAAAAGCAATGAAAGAGCTTTTACCATGGAAAGAAACAACTGATTATATTAATAAATATAATGAGTATATAATTAAACTTCTACAACATACTCGACAATATCTTTCATGTTCCGCTACTGCTAAATATTTTTTAAATATATTAAATCCAAAAATATTAAATGAAACATATTTACCAAAAATATTATTCATATCATGTAATATAGGTGTGAATTATACAAGAGATTATCTTTTTATTGGATTAAATCGTCTACTAAAACAGTCAAATAATAGTGATTCATATTGTATTTCATATCCGTCAATTTATTTTTTATATGACGATATTTCATTGGAACAATTATATAAACAAAATATACACGGAATCGGTTATGGATATAGTAGACGTTTACAAAAAAATAATATTTTCGAGACACATCAATTTACTGAAAATCAAATAACTGAATTAATTGAAGCAAAAGCATTTGATTATATTGTATTTGGTAAAATAGGTGTAGATGAAGGAATATTAGGAAGTATTGATACAAATCCATATTGGAAATATGTTAATAATAATTACAATAAAGATAATATAGTATTTTTATATGGTGAAGATAGTATGAAAAATATGGCAGATAAAAATAGCATATATACCCATCATTTATTATATCATTCTCAATTTGGAAAATGTTTTGTAAGGGAACTATCGTTATAACATACGTGCCAGATTCTTTCTATGTGTTTTGCTTACTCCCACTCGACGGCGAATAGGTGTTATCGAACGCCTGCCGTGAACTCGCCGTGTATGTAAATATCTATGTTTTTTGGTATTATTTACTTTCACAACAACATCCTTTTTTTCTACAACATTCTCAACTGCATTCTCAACTGCATTCTCAACAACATCCTTTACATCATCATACATTCCAACAACATTTACTCCAACATTTGAAACAATAGCACCCTCTATTTTTTCCAATATATCATCAGTCATGACACAATCGTCGATAAGTGTTATAAATATTTGTTGACCATTTTTTTCCATTATATTATATATATCATCTTCAAACGTATCAAGTATTTCCAAATTCTTATTTTCATTAAATACTAATCTCACAAATTCTCCAATACATTTTTCTTTAAATTCACCACCAATTGTGTGAATGAATGTACTGACATGTCCATTACACTTTTGACTTTTTTGTAAAAATCCAAAGTCTGTTCCAATTTTGCAAAACTCACTCGAAATATCAATATAATTATTAGGAGATATACTAATTCCATATTCACCAGATAGTGTTACGTTATTTTCGCATACATTTTCGAGTAATACAATCAACCCGTATAGATGGTTTTGTATAAAAATATTATGAATATTTATCAGGCTATCAGATATATCATATGTATGTGTAAATGACTGTTGTAAATAGTCAGTCAACATTTTTCTACTTTCATCGCCGTGAAAGTAAACCATAATTAATCGCACAATATATGAAACTATATACCAAACCATATAAAAAATAAACCATATAGTATAGTATATTAATAATTTATCTCTACATCACTACTATGTATCTCTCACGATGCAACATAATACAACTCTCTATTTTTCAAATGGGTCAGTCACCTTAAATGAAGAACAATATTCGGTAGTAAAATCGCCAACAAATCAAAATCTGCGTATTTTGGCATCAGCCGGTTCAGGTAAAACAACGACAATTACAGCGAGAATTGCACACTTAATTGAGAATGAATGTATTCCAGCAAACAGAATTCTACTTGTCACATTCAGCAGGGCAGCCTCGCAAGAAATGATTGAGCGGGTATACCGCCTTATTGGACGTGTTCCAATTCTAGCAGGAACATTTCACGCAATCAGTGCACAAGTCCTTCGTGAAAATGCCCCGTCCATGCTTCGAGACCATCCTTTCATAGATGAACTACCACATCGCCTAGTACAATGGCTCGAGACAGAAAAGGGTCGCAAATGGGTCCTCCAATTTCGAACAATCATTGTGGACGAATTCCAGGACATTAATAATGTTCAATGGCGACTTCTCGAAAAAATGCATCATAGAGGTGCAACAATGACAATTGTAGGAGACGATGCGCAAAACATTTATACATGGAGAGGTTCATCCGTCGATTTCATATTAAATTTCCACACACGTATGCGCAATATTGCTGACTATCAGCTTCGCAGAAATTACCGTTCCTCTGAAGCAGTTGTAACTGTTGCAAACTCGGTCATGCGTTTCATTCCAACGCTGCCATATAAAGAAAAGATGGTAGCTGTGAAAAAGGGTGGAATAAAACCACAGGTCCACTTCTTCTTTCGAATGATGGACGAGTATGACTGGGTTGTAAAACAAATCGAAGAGGAATATCGAAAACAAACACCAACAACATTCGCAATTCTCTCCAGGTGTAATCATGACCTTTTCAAACTGGAAGAACGTCTTCATCAGCGTGGGCTACTATATACACTTTGTACGAAGTTCGACCCTGAAAGGTCGCATCATCATTCTCGTAGAATTACACTAGCAACAATACATGCATCGAAGGGACTCGAATGGGACTATGTATTTATGATAAATATGAATGACGACAGTTTTCCAAGCAGAAAAACGGACGAGGAAATCATATGTGAGCGTCGTCTATTCTATGTAGGTGTAACACGAGCAAGACACAGGCTCTTTTTCACCTATTCACGCCAGGAAAGATCATTGAGCAGATTTGTACGAGAAATTCCACGACCTTTCCTAACCTATTTCAACGTCAGTGCATTTCAGTTAAGTGACAAAGAAGGGACAACATCCAAATTATCACTTCAGGATTGCTTAACAGGTCTGGATGGAGATGATTGGCACACTCTTCGAAAGATGGAGTCTGTTCCTCAAATAGACACATCTCTTCAGACAACAGATAATCTATATAGTTTTGGACAATTATTTGTAACACCAGACTGGGTCAAAGAACTCGATATACGTGAACAATGGCAGAGTCTTCTAACTCTTATTGCAATGCGTCAGGTAGCACATACTACACAAAATATTTCACAGCTTCGTTCTCCAGAAGTAAATGAAACACTACTTACTCTTCGAATTTATAAAGAGGACCTACCCTTCTGGGAAGAATTTGAAATAGAAATGGAAACAATCGTATATCATTTTTTGAAACATAATCCGAACATGCCGCCAGTGGAATATCATCAGATGGAGGAATTTTTACAAAAAGCCCACGCAATGCAGCACTTATCCTGGACGACAGAACAGATAGTACGTGCGGTAGTAATTGTGGCAAAACTGCGAGGACAGCTGCGACCATTGCGTCACGATGGATATGACCTGTCAGATTTCAGTTTTGGAAACGTCAGATGTTCTGTCCCAACAGAACTTCGCCCATATATTCTAAAGAGTTGGAAGAATATACAGAAAATACCAGCAGAAATACCATCTGCTACTATAATGAGAGACATATGGAATATAGCATCACTTTCATCTGTCATGATTGGACGTAATATACCATTGTATCAGGTGGAGGAGATTCTACCATATTTACAGACTGATGAAACAACTCATCTGATATATATTATTGAACAGGCAATGGAACAGTTTATTTCTGCACAGGACGGTGTTGCAATCAATGTACATGTTCATGAGAATGGTATTAAAATGTTCAATATAGATTTAATTAATAATAATACATGCTGGTCATTCTATTTCGACCATCAACATGTACCGTCGAATGATGCTAGAATTCTACTGCTGCTATCCACATATTTATATGAGAAATCTGTTGAGAAGGAGATGCAGTATGTAGGATTTATAAATCTGGCTACAGGCACAGTATATAAATTCATATTTACAGATGAGCTGCGTAAAAAGACAAAAAAATTATGGAATTATATTCGAAGAAAATATGTGTTGGGAGGGGAATGAATAATTTAAAAGAATATAATTGATAGAATATATTAATTTTTAGCAGTTATCTACACAATATATACATGCCTTATCACAACATCTGTTACATATTTTATCATAACATACTCTATAACATATATCGCAAAAGAAGAATCGTGATTTATCAGGGCATAATTCACATAAATAGAAATCACAACAACATAAATTGAGACAAATTGGAGTAAGAGTGTAACAATCTGCTCTATATGTCTCATTTTCATAATGATATCCATCATCATCGGGGTCATCATATAATCCCACACATTTATTTCCATCCATTGTATATTTAAACCATAATACTTTATAATAATATGTCCATTCGCATTGTTGTATATACTTTTTTCGAAAACAGTAACCAAATAGTAAATAAAACCAATCTTTTTTACCTTCTGGGCAACTAGAATACATTGGTTCAGTTTTAGGACCATAATATACAGAAGACTGTGACTGTATAGGTGGTTCAACTTCAATAGATTCCATTATGTATATTAATATATTTATTATTTACTAAATATATTAAGATATTATATTATCAAATTTTATAATATGTTTTAGTTTATATTTTAGTTTCGTGATATTACTAATTTTTTAGAAGTAATTTTTCTACTTTTTGGTACATAAGGTAATGTTTTATATATTTTTCGTGTACCTTTATTTTTTGTATATCGTGTTCTTTTATCTTTTGGTAAACGAATTGTTTTGATTTTTTTGAAAGGAGATATACATATTTTTGAAAAAAATGTATACATATCATTTGTATCCATTGATTTTGTTATAATCTGTTTACATGTTTTACCTTTCTTTTTTAAATATTCGAAAGAAGGACAATATTCAAACTCTTTCATTGGAACAGAACATCTATATTCATTTCTATTTCTTCTTTCTAGTGCATTTTTTTTACATTGATATGGCATTGAATCAGATGTTCTTAATCGAATATATTTTTTAATACTTGCACGTATTATATTTAAACATTGTGCAATTACACATAGTCTATCATCATTTTTATCAACAATATTATCTATGTTAATATTCATAATTTTTTGAATTTTATACAAAAATAAGTTTAAAAAATATTCAACTAATTCTTTATAAACATTTCGAGTCTCTTTTCCATTCAAATTACTTTTATTTCCAAAATATTTTAACATATTTGTAGTAGAAAAATGAATTTGTATTAATATAATTAAATCATTATAAGTATAAATTGTTTTAACATTATTTATATTATTCATTTGTATATTTTTAATATTATATGTACTATTAATAACATTAATTTGTGTATTATTTTCAAAGGATGTATTAATATCTGTTTTATTATTTATATTATATGTACAATTATTAATATTCATTTTATTAATATTATCCATTTTGTTATTAACATCAATATTTATTTTATTTGTATTATTTGGTACAATTTTTAAAATATTTGATAAATAATTCATTGTATAAATATCATCATATTTATTTTGTAATTCTAAATTTGTTGAATCTAAATAAAAATAGTTTTCATTATTTCCTTTATGAAATATATAATTATTTTCCATTTCTATAATAACCATATAAAATTATTAATCATTATCACATAATTCACATAAATAGAAATCACAACAACATATATTGAGGGATAATACCGTTACAATACAACAATCTGCTTGAAATGCATTATTTTCAAAATTATATTCATCATCATCGGGATCATCATAAAATCCCACACATTTATTTCCATCAATTGTGTATTTAAACCATAATACTTTATAATAATATGTCCATTCGCATTGTTGTATATACTTTTTTCGAAAACAGTAACCAAATAGTAAATAAAACCAATCCTTTTTACCTTCTGGGCAACTAGAATAACTTGGTTCAGTCCTAGGACCATAATATCGCAATGGCGACGCAACTTCAATAGACGACTCCATTATGTATATTAATATATTTATTATTTACTAAATATATTAAGATATTATATTATCAAATTTTATAAATTAATCTCCATCTCTCTTAATAAGGTGCATGCGAACGAAGAGAATCCACAAATGGACGAATGACAACTGGCTTCGATGGAAATGACTGCAATGGCTTACCATATGTAGATGCACCTGCATCACCCTTCTTTGTTGGAAACATCTGCTTATATCTATCCTGTTTTGAAAAATTATTAAAGAGACGGTCTGAACGATTAAAATCCACCTTTAACTGCTTATCAAAACATTCATAACCACCAAGTCTTTCAGATAAAACTGCACGTGGCATTGCCAATTCACTTACAAAGCTGGTAGGTTGTCGTGCATAGGTTGGAACAGTTGTGCCTGGACGATAAAGAGACCCATCCATACGTGGAACAAATTTCCCAGTCTCGCACCATTTGTTCAAAGGTTGGTCAAGACGTTCAGTCTTCGATTCACTATCTATATTACGAGCATAACGTTGATTTGGGTAAAACTCACCACCCATTGGCAATACTACACTCTTATCAATTGGTTGTTGTGCTGCATCCTCTGTGTAACCGCTGGTACGATATTCCTTACATACTTTCGACCATGGACGAAAATCAAGTGGAAGTGTTATCTGTGTATCAGGAAGAGTTCTACGAATAATTGCCTCGGGGTCCCAGTGGGTTTTAAGACACATTGGACCAAATAATTGAGAAGAACTTCCAGCACTTTGAATATTTGCAGGACCAGAAATAACACTTTCGGAGGACATAAGTTGACTCATTTTCTAAATAATACCTTAATTTATCCAAATATTTTATTTTAGTATGGCGGTTTCACACTATCACCCCATGTAATTGTTGGAACTCGGCTAAAATAGCCATCGCCATTTCTGTCCAACTCACTTATCTGTTCATCAATCTGCAGAAGTGCATCCCATTCCGTGTTCGGGTCAGTGAATGGATACAATGCTTCAAGTGGTACGAAATCCTCCGTTAAAATACGGAATTCAAAGTGGTCCAATTTTTCGAGTGGTGGGTCAAAACGAATAGGGTTTTGTATTACTGTTTGTGATACCTGACCTGAACCGAGATTGCTCAATAATATTTTCGCCATAAAGAACTTCGTCTGTCCAGTAGTGTCCTGTGTAATACTCCTGTCCTCATGACCACCCACATCAATTGTATTCATACTCTGTGCAGTATTCAGCTGTAAATACAAGTCTCCATTATTCATTGGATTCAAATAGCTAAATATCAAGTAATTTCCAGCAGTGATAGGTAAACCCTGTGCGCCAATTTTTGCATAAAGTGCAGCTGTATATCCTGCTGGTAAACATGCCTGTTGCACATTGATGAACTTCTTCAATGCCTCGCAACATAGAAACAGATTTTCAGATGCATCCGTTCCTGAAATATCAGTACATGGGTCAAATGCAGTCGTTGGTACAACTGCGCCATCACCGAATAAGAATGTAGTTGTTAAACTCGCACCATTCGGAGGCATTCCTAATTGCAACAGATTTGGTGGAAACACATTCACATATTTTTGCTGTACATCTGACTGATAGTTCGTAGAGGCGAGTCCATATATTCCATTCATTGTATTCTCTTTTTGTGAAAAAATAGACCCTTCTTCGTAAAACGTGCTCAAAAATTCATTATAACCTGATGTATCCAATGAATAGTTACCTCCACGCAATGTATAATCATTGAACACAGCCCCATCATTCATATTACGAAGAACATGTAAATAGTCTGGATGAAATTGTATTGCATCTTCTTCGCCAACAACATTCATAGCAGCAGCAACTTCCTCGCTTATATCACACAGTGTCTTGAATCCGTATGAATATTTGTTCGGTGCCTGTGCACGAAGTAGACATTGAAAATCTTCATTAGGAGTGTATCCTCGGATTGCAACATATGTCCAATCATCCATCGAAGAGCCGTCTCCACTCGAATCCTCCAAACGTGCATTTGGAATATAGGAATGACCATACAATCCTCTAAAGGAAACATCTGCATATGCGAATTGTTGCTCTGCACCCCAGTTCCATACACCAGGAGATGGATTCAAATCTGCTACTAAATCTGACCATGACTTGTATACAAACATGTTGGTACTATATGGTTGTGCTAACAGACCATCTGCCAATATACTACTTATGTCACTCGTGCCCACGCCGCTCCAATAGGACAGGGCAGCAGAAGTAACATCTGCCATGGGTGTTGCATAGTTTGCAAGTTTTTTGTATGTAAGTTTGACAGTTGGATAGAAAATCTGCCATGCATTTTGAATACCAATACTTGTAGAAGCCGACAGATTGCTGAACAGATTATTTGTGTCATTATCCATTAGCCATATACTATTATCACCACCGCATGTAAAATCATGAATATATGAGCTGACAGAAAAAGCAGATGGAACAACATAACCTATAAACTCGCCAGATGGAACAATGTCACTCTCCTTTTCTGACACGAGAACCATAATTCTAGCAGCGTCAGATACACCAATCATATATATTTGTCCATTAGCAGATTGTCTTACAGAATATATCCCTGCATTCCCCAAATATTTGTCAAACAGATGTGTTGTCTTTAATATACTTCCATCGTCTATAGATATACTATATAGAATATAGTCACCAGAACCACCACTTCCATTACCATTTTCCAAAAATAGAATATTATCACGTGCTGGATTTGCCCAGAGGTCAATAAAATCACCAAATGGAATAACAGAAGAATAAACAGTACTAGGTGCAAACGTCACTGAACGAATAACTGTAATATAATTTGTATTACCGCTATCCGAAGAACCAACAATCCATTTAACAGCACCTCCACCACTGCTATTGTTAACAAAAAAACGCCCAGTAACTGAATTATAACTCATTCCTAATACACTATTATCAATTGCATCAACATACGGACCAAGTGAACCGCCAAAAGTTATTCCAGTCACCTCATATAGTCTAAATTCACCTGTCCCACTATTTTCAGTTAACATATACGCAGTATTATTATTTGTTGTAAAATCGAGACATGTTTCACCAAGAGGAGTAAATGCATTCAAATCAGTTGTACTTACATACGTCTCCTCCTTCGTAACAGAATCAACACTATATACATCTATATAATCCACATCAACATCTTTATAACAATGATATGACACTCCTCCAATACTATAGAAGAAGGATGCAATAATATTTCGGCTAGGATGATTCAATATATCTCTCGAATATGGCACAATTCCACTCGAATCATAATAAAATGGCACATTCGTCTTATAATGAAGTGCTGTCGTCTTTATTGGAAGTGAAGCCTCATACTGCGATGCGTATACATTGCGAATCCATGGCTTTCCAGAAATATCCACATTTGTTGGAACAATGACATCCTCGCCCGTTGGAGAAACACTCACGCCATCCGCATACATTGGAGAACTTAAAGGCTCACTCGCATCAGGATTTGGAACTAGACTGCCACACAACATGGAAATATTGACAGGCATGTCATTCGAATCAAATGCAATCAATGAATATATATCATGTTCATTTAGTATAACATCCTTTGATTGGAGTGTATGACCAAAAATAGGAAGAGCATCTGAACCACTCTCACTCCCTAATTTGAAATTCCACCATCTGCCCATACTCTGGTCTGCACTCGCCGTGTCAGATGGATTGTCATATGTGATATAATTGTCAAAAACCAGTTCTGCTATGTGGGAATAGTTTGCAATATCTGCGACAGATTTACGTAGAACAGATGAATTAGGATACAATCTGAATTTTGTAATACGTGCATTTGGATCTGTTGCAATTGGACCACAGTATGCGGATTTGAAAGTGAAACGCCGCAACGAATATATTCCATCAGGTAATTGCACTGCCATACCACATACACCATTACCGAGTTGAATACATGGGTCAGCGAGTTCAGGATATAGTCCAGACATATTATAATAGTTATAGCCATTTACGAGAACGCTACCGCTAGCACCTCCACCACTCGAACTAAATGGTTGAATGGTAGATGCAGTAACAACAGGATTGGCAGAAAATGCAGCAGGTGCTAATCCATCCATTGTATTGGGTGGAAGATAGTGTGTATTATGCCAGTGAACCTGTTTGTATTCATGATATGTCACATCACTTCCGCTTCCAGCTCCTCCATTCACTTCCAATGTATATGGATTATAATTGGTATCATATATCTGAATGCTTCCTTCATCATCTACCTTTTTAGCAGTGTATCCATTGAGTGGATCTTTACGAAATACATCGCCAGCAGAACTTGCAACACTACCTTCTTGCCAACCTTTATAATCAGTTATATCATTGCTTCGTGTAGAACCAGCACTACTACCGCTTCCACTGCCACTACCATTTCGCTCATAACCCAACCATGTATCTGCAGTAAGTGTACTAGGATTATTAAAACTTTCACGAAATGGTCCAATAGTCGAATCAGTCCGCCATTGTGCAGACATAGCAGAACTATAATTGGTATCATATAATGAAGCAATACGATAGTTTAGATATGAGCTATCCATATGACCAACTCCTTCGTTGGCAGAATCACTTTGTAATGAATGAATATCTGATAGATGTTCTGCTACATCAATAACATTCAAATCTTCTGTTGTATTAATCACAGGAACAGAATTAGAGTAATATAAGCAGAACTTATATTGGCATGGAACTACAACAGATGTATCTGTCGCTCTTACCTTAATATAATAATCTGCTCCAGAATATGCGAAAAAGGAAACAGTACCAGTAGCAGAAGTACGCATAGTTGTCAGATAATGTGCTTCTGACCCACTAGCATCTGCCATGAGCCAGTCTCGCGAATTATACACAAATAAATCCAAACTTTTGCCACTACTGCCTCCACCGCCAACAATCTCACACACCAAAACCATTTTATATCTGCGCCCAACAGCCAATAAAGACAACGAACCACTATCAATAAATGGCAACCCACCGATTTTGAAATATTTTACAGGACTGATAATATTATTACTATATACCGTATTGAATGGTACATTCGTAAATGCATCACCACTGCTCGTATAGATTGTTGAACCCATACTAATATTTAGAATACTACCACTGCCTCCACCCAATACATTATCACTTCCAACAACCGTCTCATCATGTGTATAACCCTTATTCAATAACAATGAACCATTATATGAGAACTGCTCACCATGGTCAACATTGTGAACAAATGGAACAGGCATTGTCATAAGCTGCACATTCTGTGAGACAGGATTTCGAAAGCGCACAATACCATATTTACCAGCAGGAACATTGACAACAGTCGTAACAGAACCTCCATTGTGTCCATATTCTACATCGAGAAATCCAGAAGAGTCAGTAAATCGTTTATCTGCCTCAATGAGGAAATTATTTGCAACAGAAGAATACGAGAATTCACGAGAAGAATGAACCACGTCAGATATGTCAAACGTAGCAGAACTCAAAGCCGTCATACCACCCCATCTGCGCACAATATCACCACTTACACTCGTCAGACTAAAATCGTCGACAGAAGCAACAGATGCATCGCTCTGACGAATTGTCTGAAACTTATATATGCTATCTGCTGGTTGTGTATACATGACATGACTACTCTCATCACATACACATCCTCTATTTCCACAAATCATATCTGCCAAAGGAAAGGAACCATATGGTACTCCTAAATTCTTCGACAACAGTTCAGAATGAATCTGCCATAATCCATTCATTGTTTGAGCAGATTGTGCATGACTCTGTTTAAGTCCCAAAAATGTATTCGTGTTATATCCATATGTACTTACAGCCTCATTCAAGCGTGTATTATAATTCAATTTGAGGTCATTCATAAGGGATGTATGAAGTGTATCAAACTTCACACCAACTCTATTGACCTTACTATCATAGAACCATTCATAACGATTAATTCCATTAAATTCGAAGGTATGAGTTCTTCGAATTCGTTCTAAATAAACTCTGTTTGCATTACAAAGGTCATAGTAGAAGCTCGAATCAAATCCCTCGAAGCTCTGCACAACACGGCAGTAAATATCATCACGTGTATAATCCAAAAAGTCCATATATTGTTCATAACGTGGCATAAGTAGAGCAAATCGAAAAACAGGATAATAATATGCAACGAATTTTTCCTGGTAATCAAAAATACCAGCGTCCCTAAAATTAGGAAAATCAGGATAGAATTCTCGAACAATATCATTTTTCGTGTGGCTAGATATGAACGAACTTCCAATGTGCGAATAAAAACTATCACCACCCTCGTTGAATAGCAAATGAACATCGGTTGGCACTGCAGCAATTTCCGCAAAACGGTCAAAACTCATCATACTAAATGGAGGAGTCTGGCTCATTTGCAAATTCAATTCATCCACAAGCGATGCAGTCGAGTACGAACCTGGACGAACAGTCGTGAAAAATTTACGTTCGGTCCCTCTTCCAAAAAGTGGACGATTCGCCTCTGAAAAAAGAAAACTAGTTCGCTCATCTCCCAGAAAAACATTGGAACAGTCATCGAGATTTCCGCCAGTTTGTACAATGATGGTGGAGATAGCGTTTTCGAACTGTGTATTCACAATATTCTGATAATTTGGAAAATTAATTTGCACAATCTGCACCTGACTCACATTGCGATAGACTCGAGGCAATTTCAGTTGGAAGTAGGATGAAGTGGGATAGACAGATTCATCACGATATTCCGAAATAAAACTATAGAGACTGCTTTTTGTCTGTGTGGTTGGATTGAGATATAGTTGTGAGGATTGTGCAGTGAAGTTATTATCGGCTACATATTGCGCAGCCTGTAGGCGATTATCTATTCCAGCATCATCCATATCATTGAAACCACCTCTACCGCCACCAACACCAATAAACTCTTCTTTAAGTCCCCCAATAGGTGCAGATACGAGGGCGTAACGGGGGTCACGTTGTATTCGTTTTTTATAGAACTCGGCATCATCCTCATCCTCTTCTGACTCATCATCATCGTCATCTGACTCATTGTGATTGTGCACTGCTTCATCATCTGCTTCTCTTGCATCATCAGTATCAGTATCAGTATTAGCATCAGTATCCACATCCACATCACTATCATCCACAGATTCTACATCTGTATCCTCATCTGTCTCGTATTCAGAGTCGTCGGGTATGTAAGGGGCATATTTAGATGACATTGACGACTATACACTCTATTACAAATCGTCCAAATGTTTTTTAGACTCTTATTTTATGAACCATCTATCTGCGTTTAAAATATACAACCCAAATAATGACTCAACAACTTAAGGTTTATCATATTCCATAGTAGCAGAGAATGTCATCCAATCAAAATGACAATAATAAATCATTAACAGATGAACGTAATAAACAAAATCCACGTGAAAGATTTAAGAAGAAATATCCAACCGCTACGGAGACATTTAATCAAAATCTTTTTATTCTAAATAATAATAATCCATTCCTGATTTCGCCATATTATATTACAGGTGATACAAAACAAATTGACAGTGTAACATCAAACGTAGACATTCTCAATAAAATGATTAATTTCAATACAAAAACAATCTCCGCAGATTATGTTCAGCCATATACATCTGGCAACCCAGTAACAATTCAGGTAGACAATGGTCTTGGAGGGAAAAGTACCGCAATATTTGGAAATTCATCTACCACATTTAGTAATGGATATGACAACTACTATCAACTCGAGGTAACAGGTTCTGTATCTGCCAGTAATTCTGTCGAATCGAGTATGTATCGACCTTATGCAGGAGATACTAGCTTAACACTTGAGACTACAAATGGAACAATAACATCATCTGTTACACTCGACCCAACATCTGCTACATTTGATAATGGTACATCTGCATACCAGCTTAATGTAGACGGAACAACTGCAACAAATACGATACAGCCATATGGAACGAATACAACACTCACTCTCCAAACCACAGGCACATCTGCTACATCTTTCACACTCGCGCCTAATACTGCGACATTTGATGCATCTGGTGCAAATAGCTTTAACCTTAACATCGATGGTACAACTGCAACAAATATAATACAACCATATGGAACGAATACATCACTCACTCTGCAAACATCAGATGCAGGTACATCTATTATACTTTCTCCTAACACTGTAACGTTTGATGCATCTGGTATAAACAGCTTCAATTTTAATATAGATGGTACAATTTCTACAAATACAATTCAGCCATATGGAACAAATACAACAATTACTATGCAAACCGCAAATGCAACTTCTTTCACACTCGCTCCCAACACTGCCACATTTGACGCATCAGGTGCAAATAGCTTCAGCCTTAACATTGATGGAACAACTGCAACAAATACGATACAACCATATGGAACAAATACAACACTCGCGCTACAAACTGCAGATGCGACAGCCACCTCCTTCACACTCGCACCAAACACTGCAACATTTGATGCGTCAGGTGCAAACAGCTTCACAGTTAACATCGACGGCACAACTGCCACAAACACAATCGCACCCTATGGTACAAATACATCAATCACATTTGACACTTCAGAATCAAATGTAATAATGGATATAAGTTCAACCACAATGGAATATTTAGCGGACATAAGTGGCTATATACTCGATGTAAAGGGTACAGTCAAAACATCCTATCTGACAACAAACGCCCCCAATAAGAGTTTCTATTTCTATACACTCGACGGTTCAACACAGAAGCTAATAACATTTACGAAAAATGGGCTTCTGTCGGTACTAGGAAGTGCTGCAGCCATCACTGGTCTTGAGACAAATCTGGCAGCAGTGAAATGTTTCATAGAAGGTGATTTATATGTGAGAGGTAACATATATTATACTGGCACAGCTGGTGCACCACCATATACACCTCCTGCCTAAATTGTAGCTGCAGCTGCAACAGCCGACGCAACAGCAGCCTTTACACTATACATGGATGGTCGAATCTGTCCCTGTGTTGTGCAATCAAATTCTAACACCGCATTCATCATATATACAGGTATCTCCTGATAACATCCAACGAGTCCCCCAACAATTGCAGCATTCGTATCCGTATCTCCTCCCTTCATGAGCACAGTTCGAATAGCATCTTCAAATCCAATCGCATAATTTCGCAGAAAGTAAAAAGCCAGAACGAATCCCCAACGAACATGCCCAATATTTTTTGTACAATCCATTCCATCAATCGAAAGGGATTCTTCGAAATACCACTTTTGAATCTTTTCCGAAAAATCATTCATTCGTACAAATTCATCGGTATACGCAAGAACATCTGCAGGAGAAACTCCTCGCAATAGATGAATAATCGCAAACACATATATTGCATTCGCCTCCTGACAAATAATATTCGGGTGTGACAGGCTGGCATCCTCCATCGCAATTTGTGCACCAGCTTCGGCAGAAATCGCAGAGGGATGAAATGCAACCCATGTCGCAATACTCGTAGCACGCATAAGTGCACCATTTGCCTCTGAATGCCTGGTCAACTTCCAAACATTTCGTCGTATCTGTAAAAGACGGTCATCATCAACCCACTCACACTCAAATGATTTAAAATATTCGTGAAATGCACTACTGCATGTTCGTCCAATATCAAACGGTTTCGAATTATACCATGTAAAATAGGCGATTATTATCTTTCGAATAGGATATCCATCTGCTGGATTATATTTACCAGCACACAACGTATTCCAGATAGTAAGTGTAAGCTCACCATCATCTGTTATTTGCCCAGGACCGACTGCAAAATAACCACCACCTGGCATTTTCATGGCTTTAAGTGCCATTTCTTCCGTAATCGTATTGCCATATAATTCCAATGTTGCACCTGCTGCATCGCCTACAAATGAACCTAGCATTGAACGCATTCGATTCTCCATTTTATGCTATGAACACACTACATAATATTATCACCAGTATTCTTTACACACTTACACACTTATACGCTACACCCTTACACAGTGTTCGTAATTCGAATAAATACGGAGCCATCTGCACCGTCACCGCCATTACCAAGTTTGTATTCGCTGTTAATTAATGCATAGAAACCGCCACCGCCTCCTCCAGAACCAGCACCAATACCATTTTGCCCATTAACATCAACTTGTGCGCTACTAGTAGCAGAAGAGCCATCACCACCAGCAATACCACCGCCGCCTCCACCACCAATTTGTGCAAGAGTAATAGTACCACCTGTTTGTGTAATTAATCCAATACCGCCATCGCCACCAGAACCACCACCAACACCGCCAGTTGTATATCCACTCAAATCATAGGAAAATGTAGTAGTTTGCGCAGAACCGTTATATATTGCACTACTACCACTGCCAGGATTGACAGAAATATTCACAGTACCATTTGTCATATATGCAGGAGCGCCACCGCCATAGTATCCACTTCCACCAGCAGCAGAAGTATTCGACCCAACAGATGTAGTCGCAGCTCTTCCTCCCGTGACATATACGATATAGGAAGTACAGCCACTTAATTCGACATGACTCTCGCTTCCATCGGTTGGATAAACAGGTACAGCACCCGCAACACCACCAATACCACCCTGTCCTACACAAATAACAAATTCATATGGGGTGCCGAGCAAGTCATACACAGGCTGTATATAGGAAAGAAATGACCTGTTACCAGAACCGCCACCTCCACCTGCAATAATATTACTTTCATCGGTCATAATGGCGGCATTCATACCACCGCCACCACCTGCAATCACATTCAATTCAACAAGAACTTCGTCTGTCACAGAAGGTGGGGCAGGAATACCAGGAATGGAGCCCAAATTGAGTGTATAACAGCCCTGGGTATAAAGACGCTGATAGAGAATACTACTGCCAGTGGATGCACCAGTAGGACCGACAGGACCAGTTACACCTGCGGGTCCAGTGGGACCAGTATATGCAGTTCCAGCAGGTCCAATAGGACCATCTGAACCGGTAGGACCAGTTACACCAGTTGGACCCATGGAACCAGCAGGACCTGTATAACTTATACCAGCAAAACCAGTAGGTCCAGCAGGACCAGTGGGACCAGTAACACATGGACCAGTAGGACCTGTTGCGCCAACTGGACCAGTAGGACCAGTAAAGCTAATTCCTCGTGGACCCGTGGGACCTGTCGGACCAACATAATATGTAGTGATTACTTCAGATTTCCCACATGCACTTAAACTATTTGCCTGAATACGACCCAATATAGTACTATAATCACATGTTCTATTTGACATATTAAAAGAAATCAACCTATTACAATATGGAAAAAGAAAAATAGCATAAAATATACAGTTTTTCTTTTTCTTTTTCTTTTATTTATTTTTTCTTTTATTTATTTTTTCTTTTACAAATTTAATTCATTTGCACAAAACACTTAATACATATTATATATTTTGATGTATGTGACACCTTCATAGCCCATACCACCATTTTTAACTTGAGATGAATTTTGATAGGAGCCACCGCCACCACCTGCACCATAATAAGACCCATTGCCGCCATTACTTCCAATACCGCCTCCAGTATCACCGCCGCCGTTGCCGCCTCCAAAGCCGCCACCGCCGCCACCACCTACAATATATGATATGCTACATGTACTAGTACCAGCTGTGCCAGCACATATACCTCCACCATCACCAGCATCATTAATATCATTTGGTGTACATGGTGTGACAGTACCAGGGCACTTACCATCTAAATAGTCATAACGACCTTTTCCAGGAATGAGGTGTGGTTCAATAGGATTTGAGTGGAATTGTACAACAATGAGACCATTTGCACCACCACTTGGATCATCATATTCTCCACCTTCGTATGAACCACCGCCACCACCTTGACCAGAATAAGGATAAGGAGTACTGGCAGAATAACTAGTAGCACCTCTTTGAGAAAGAGCACCATTTACAGGACCATATTTTGGAGATTGTTTTGTATTATTTGTATCATAATAATAATATATATTACCGCCACCACCGCCACCACCTGCGCTATTTGGTATGTCATCTATACACGCTTGTCCACCTCCACCATCACAGTTTCCTGAAGAACCTCCAGCATCACCTGATTTGCCTCCACTACTATATGACCACGATGCAGAGCATCCATTAAAACCACCATTTGCAGTATCACCACTTCCTCCTGCACCTAAATCCTTATTTTCCTTCCATTTGCCACCGCCACCGCCGCCGCCATAATATCCATTTCCACCATTTCCACTATAACCAGGGTTAGAATTACCACTGTTACTATTACCGCTATAACCACCTATCCCGCCCTGTGCAGAGATATCGATATATACATACCCCATTGAATCTTGAATAATAATGTGTGAACTTTCTCCTGGAGATGCCTGACCCCCGTCTCCTCCACCAGCACCACCGCCACCACCAACTTTAAATACAATTTCATGAGCACCTGAATAACTACCTAATGTTATAAATTGTGCAGCTGGTCGAGAACTTGAAGGAAAATCATATAGCACATTTTCAGAAGGGTCATATAATGGTAAATAACCAACTTGGTAGCCACTTCCACCACCACCTCCTCCATAATTATATGCACCTGTTCCGTCTACACCACTACCGCCGCCACCACCGCCACCTACAATATAGTAATGCATGTAACTATATGCACTAAATTCATTCCATAATCTGGTAACAGTTCCAGTAGGAGGAATAGTCGCATCGCTGTTAAAAAATAAAATAATATCACTGGGGTCAACATATGCACCACAACCACCACCTGCTTCTCCATCACCTCCACCATAATATTCTGCACCTTTGCCGCCAGCTGCATGTGCAACAATTGTATTCGAAGTGTTTGGTCCAGAGAGTGTAATATATGTATCACTTCCATCATATCCATTTGTTCCAGATAAATCATCATGACTTGTGATTACACCAGAATACCCAATTCCACCTCCCCCGCCTGCACCAACGAAAATATTAAGAGACATATCTATAGTCGGTGTAATAAATGTAACAAATTCTTTGTAGCCACTTCCACCACCAGACCCGCCATAATTTTGAAAGGAGCCGCCGCCTCCACCGCCGCCACCAATAAGTGTTGTATGAATAATTACATTTGGCGCAATATTCACAATCGATGGCAGGTATAATATACTATCAGCAGTATACTTTGCTTCGAAAATGGCTTCATATCCGCCATATGGACCTGCATCACCAGCGGGACCAGTTGTACCCATTGGACCAGCGGGAGCAGTAGTTGGGCTAATACCAGTTGGACCCATGGCACCAACATAACCACCATGTCCCACATAACCGACCCCACCAGTAGGACCCATTACATTCGCAGAACCATCGAGACCATTTGGACCAATTATACCAGCAGGACCTGTATCACATGAAGCAATCGCCTGTCGTGGACCCCAAGCACCATCAGAACCGGTTGGACCAGTTATACCATTTACATACACACTATTATCCCATGTCATACCAGTCGGACCGATTGCACCACTGTATAGAATATTAAGATATGCGGCACTGCTGCCAGCACTCGCACCAGAATTTATAACACGTTGTGACAGACTAGTACCACATGAACGACGATGAAACATTATTTCGTCTTATCTATCTCTTTAAAGGATGTATTATATTTTGTATAATAAATATACACAATATATTACATCAAACATCATCAAACATCACCGCACCACACCGCACCACACCACACTACATTATTTTTTCAACTTCGAATCAACGATTTCATCGATTTTTCCTCGAAAATAGGTAAAGAATGCAGTAGATGTTAAAAGGAAAATACCAGCGGAGAATGCGATTTCTTTATAGAATCCAGTAATCTGGAGTGGAAACACAGGGTTAAAAACGACCAACAAAACGCTTCCAATAAAGATTCGGACATAGTTGTTGAGATCCTCGGCATATTTTGGAGATTTATCACCGATATTGAGAAATGTCATCACATAAAATAAGTAAAGTAATACTAACAAAACACGATATAATATGATATACCATTGTGACATTTTATCCTTTACGTTTACCTTCTAATTATACAAAGAATTTATACCTACATGCGAAATAGATAATTCATCGTGAAAATACTGTCTGCAATAAAGCCAAGCAAACAAAAGACCATTAACACAGTTTCGGTCCATGTTCGGACACGCACTCGACCAATTGAATAAAAGTATAGAAAGCCGAGAAGAAAGAGCGGTATGGCGAGTATGTCGCCAATATGTGTATAACGTGTAATAATATGCGGAGTAATAAGAGGCATTTCAACCGATGTTTCTAATCATGGAAACGAAGAATAATGAAACCAGAACCTCCCTCGCCTGGGATATGAGGTCCATCATAGTATGCACCACCACCGCCACCTTGTCCAGTAAAAGGTGTACCACTTGCCGCATTTTCACGTGTTAAATCAGTACCCTTTGCACCACATATAGGACCCGCAACCAGGTAATTTGCACCACCGCCATCTCCACCAACAGTGTCTGCTGCAGCACATGGGACAACACTTTTACATCCAGCTCCGTCTCCTCCTGCACCAGAAGGACCTGCTCCAGCTCCTGCAAATATGTCAGGTCCATTATTATCATATGTACCAGCACCACCATTATAACCTCCTTCAAATGTAGCACCACTGCCACCACTCGAACCACTGTATCCACCCGCACCACCGCCACCAGCATAATAACCAGCTCCACCATTACCATTTACATGAGATGATGCGTCTCCTCCATGAATACCACCAGCTGCATCAATGGATGGACCAATTTGTGAAATATTCGAATTATAAAAAACAACACTTGATGTTCCACCTGAAGTAGAAGCACCACCACCTTGTCCAACGATTGTTAGAATAAATGAAAGGTCTGTGTATGTAGTTAAGTCAATAGTTTCAGGTGATGCATGATAATTAAGTGTATAATTTATTCCTGTTCCACCAGGTCCATTATCGATAGCAGGAATATAACCTTTTTGGTAGCCACTGCCACCACCACCTCCTGCGTAATTAAATATTCCAGCTCCATCTGCACCAGAACCGCCTCCACCGCCGCCACCAACAAGATAGCAATCTAGATATCTATATCCTTCAAACAATGAACGATGTATGGTTGTATATTCTAAAACTTTTGCCTGTGTATTTATAAAAATGGTAAGTTGGTCGGAATTCGTGTCTAACATACTTGCAATATAGAATGACATTATGACTATACTATAATCTAATCTAATTCTATATTTATTATTTCATAAAATATAACATAGCGTATTATTTATAATCCAATCCATGTACCAGCCGTAGTATGATATGCATACGCTTGTGTTCTTCCACTTAATATTGCAGAAGTATTACCAATAGTTACTTGAGTTGGACAGGTAATTGTTCCACTTCCAGTTGTATTATTAATAATAATAACGATACTTCCATCTGGTATAGATGACACTGGTAAAGTAATAGTTGGCACAGGACCAGTAACATACGTATATGCACCAAAATATGTTGAATCAATTGCAAGTGTAATACCAGAATGGTCTATAAACTTAAGTCTAGATGTAAGTGTACCATTCACAATAACATTGCCGCTTACTTCTAATGCGACAGAAGGTGTAGATGTACCAATTCCAACATGTTGTTCACTAGAATCTATTCGCATGAATTCAGTATAAGATGTATTACCAGAACCATAATTTCCAAAAGTTACATTATGACCTCTATTACCACCAATACCAATTACATCAGTAGATGGTGTACCGATACGCCATGTTGCATTTGTAGTATCTGTTCCTTGTATTTGAACACCAGATGTACCAGATGTTCCTCCTTGAATAAGTAATGGACGTACTTGTCCAACTTCACCTAATTTTGTATCACCACTCACATCAAGAGTGTATGCAGGAGTATTTGTACCAATTCCCACATTGCCATTATCTAATTGCATATATTCAGTATCACCAGGACCAACAAATGCTAATTTATTAGCATTTGAACCAGGACCTCCAAATCGTATGACGTGACCTGTATTACCATTTGGTTTTAATGCAATAATACCAATATCACTTGCATCATATGCAGTAAATATACCACTATTATCCATACGAATACCACCTACACCACTTATTTCAGGTGCAATAACTAACCCGCTTCCATCATATAAAATACCCTTATCACCAGTCTGTACAATATCATTATAATCATTTTCAGATAAAAACGTATAAAACATTAATTGTCGACCACCAGCATTTGCATTTCGTAATGAAAGAACAGAAGCGGTTGTTGCAGTACTTGTTGAAAATTGCGTAACTTGCACTGTACCACTCACATCGAGTGGCACTGAAGGAGCATTTGTACCAATACCCACATTACCATTCAAACTATAGAGTGCAGATGTAGTAACAACTTCCTTTCTAGTCAAATCATATCCCATTACACTCTTAACAGTAGTATCATTTGTGCGCACAGGTGTAATATATGTTGCATTCGACAAATCACCATTAAATATAGAACCAGTTGCATTTAAAACAATTGAATTATTCGGTTGATTATTTAAACCTGCATTAGTACCTATTGCAATTGCATTAGAACCCTGGCTATTTTGACCAGAATTAAAACCAATAGCAACAGCATTTGGTTGTTGATTACTTGCACCAGCAGAATTACCAATTGCAACAGCATTACTTGACTGTAAATTACTACCAGCACTAGCACCAATAGCAACACTATTCGGACCCTGACTCGTATAACCAGCATTAAAACCGATAGAAACAGCACTCGAATCCTGATTTTCACGCCCAGCAGATGCACCAACCGCGACAGAACCATTACTTTGTGCACCAGATGCAGCACTAAAACCAATTGCGACAGAATATGCGCCTTGAATATAATTACCAGCATCAGAACCAATTGCAACAGAATATTGACTCTGATTACTTACACCAGCATAATTACCAATCGCAATAGCATTAGAACTTTGGTCATAAATACCAGCACTATTACCAATAGCAACAGCATTACTTTTTTGGTTTGATTGTCCTGCAGTATCACCTATCGCAACAGAATATGATTGTTGATTTATTTGACCAGCACCACACCCAATAGCAACAGCATTACTTGACTGTAAATTACTACCAGCACTAGCACCAATAGCAACACTATTCGGACCCTGACTCGTATAACCAGCATTAAAACCGATAGCAACAGAACTCACATCTTGATTACAATAACCAGCAAATGCACCGATTGCAACAGAACAACTTCCTTGTGTATCATTTGCAGCATTTGCACCGATTGCAACTGCATAGCTATTCTGGTCACATGCTCCTGATTGAGAACCAATTGCTACAGAAAATGTACCTTGATTTTCGCCACCAGCAGTATTACCAATTCCTATAGCATTACCCCCTTGATTCGATTCACCAGCCTCTTGACCAATTGCAACCTTAAAACTTCCAGGACCAGATGATGATCCAGCATATTGACCTAGAAAAACGGATGTATCTGTCACAACATATGCAGAACCATTCCAATAAATAGATTGTCCAAAGATGGTTGCAGTTGGAAGAGACCCTCCACTTCCACTTTGTAAATCCGCCCCACCAACATATAAATGATTATTCGAGCTATTGTACCAAACTGTCGAGCTGGCATCGGGACCGCTGACGGGATTGCTCGCCTGTGGAGTAAGAGTAATGTTCTTCAGATCATAGATTTGGAATCCACTGGCATCAAGGTCGCTGGTCATGGGATTTCGGACGGCATCATAATATAATTCGGAAATATCAATACCGTAAGTTTCCAAATTGTCGAGTGTATTTACAAAGACGGCGTTGCCGTCGTCTGCGACGGCATAAATATAGTTCGAAGGATAACGGGCATTTCTATCATCGAGCGGGCGGACTTTTCGCAAAGTCATATAATTGACATCAAGTGTTTTTCGCGCAGATGCCATATTCTAATTAGTACATGTTATTTATTCACTAATAAATAACGTGTAATATAATATTATACCATTATACAAATATACCATTATACCATTATGCTGTTGCAGTAGTTGATAAAAGCGTATCAATGGTTAAATCTCGTAATTCATCCAATGTTGTAGCGGCATCAATAGCAGGATGCGCCGTAATGTCTCGAAGTTTCTGCTTTTCAGCAGCGATTTCTTGCTGCTTTGCGACATCACCTCTTTCGACTGCTCGCATAAAGGCAACATCGAGTGGGGCGAGTAGTTTTTCTCGTTTATATCTGAAATCTTTTAATAAATATCTTTTTGCAGCATCCATATCTGGTACTAATTCATCATTTACAATATTACATGATGATAAAAAATAAAATGGAATATTTGATATATCTTGTATATTTACTATCTTATAGTGTTCATTTTCATGTACATTTGCAGAAATATAATTATTTTTCTCCGTATCGTTATTGAAAAATATTTTACATACATCGCAAGTTCGTGATAAATTTACAGGTTGTGAAAAGACATATACATCCATCTCTCTATAATTAATATATTTTTAATTTTATAATCTTGTAACCTCATACATATCATTATAATCCGCCCCCCCATAATCACTTAATCTATATACAACTGGAAAACTTGTGTTATTTGATCTATCAAAATTAGATGCAGGAGCAGTTGTACCAACAGCAGTACTTGAATTCCATATTCTTATTCTGAAACCAGGAAATATAATAAGCCAGTTCCATGTATCATAAAACACCATAAAACTATTATATTCAGGACCAATACCCCATATTGAACCAGCAGTTCCACTCAAAGTCGTCCCTCCAGTAAATGATTGTCCACTTTGAGTACTTGTACTGCCTGTTCCTACAAACAACATTTGATGTCTACCATTATCAACCGCATAACCACCAATAACCATTGAAGGTGATTTCACAAAACCATTTATAGTAACATCACCCCCATCATTTATAACCACTCTGTCACTAGAAGCATTATTTCTTATGAATAGCCCGCTTGTACCATAATTTAAATACATTCCATTGCCTGAACGTGGCCAAAGACAATTTTCATAAGTTCCATCTGAACTTTTTGCACGTATAGTTGCAGCGTTTTCTAAATCAATTGCACCATCTGTATTATATTTTAAACTTAATTTACCTGCAGAATCAATGCGTGCTCGTTCTGTACCATTTGTTTGAAAAACAATTGGACCCGCACCTCCCTGGCTTATAGTCAAATCACCAGTTCCTCCATTTGAAATTGTAAAAGGACCATTCACACCGCTATTTCTTAATATACGCGCATTATTATCAGCTCCAACTTGAGTAGTAAAATCAATATAAGAACCTCCATCGGCTGCACGACCTTTTCCTAATTCAATATTTGCGAATCCAGCACCAGAATCAACACCAATTTCTATAGGAATATTTGCTGAATTATTTATACGAACTGAACCAGTTACATCTAATTTAAAGTTAGGATTTGTATTACCAATACCCACATTACCAGATGCATTGATACGCATACGTTCATTCGCATCAGTAACAAACCCTATAATACCATCCGCAGGATGATATAAACCTGTATCTGTATCTGATGCACTTCCAATTCCAAAATTAATAGATGGTTTCGTAACGCTACCATCTTTAAATTGTATGCCAGCTGTGTCGATACGAATTGTTTCCGCACCGTTTGTAGTAATATTAACTTCACCATTTGCACGACTATAAATACCTGTATCTGTATCATCTGTAAAACGAATAGAAGGTGCAGCAGCAGTTCCATCAGGAATTAATATATTACCTGTTGTTCTTATATCTCCTGCAACATCTAATTTATAAGTTGATGCTGGATTTGTACCAATACCAACACTACCATTACTTAATCGCATATATTCAGTATCACTAGGGCCAACAAATGCTAATTTATTTGCATTCGGATTACCACCTCCAAATCGTATTACATGCCCTGTCAAATCATTTGGTTGTAATGAAATAATACCAGAATCATTTGCATCATATGCAGTAAATATACCACTATTATCCAAACGAACACCTCCTACACCACTTATTGCAGGTGCAATAACTAATCCGCTTCCATCGTATAAAATACCCTTATCGCCTGTCTGTACAATATCATTATAATTATTCGCAGATAAAAATGTATAAAACATCAATCGTCGACCAGTACTTGAATTTCGTAATGAAAGAACAGGAGTGATTGTTGTAGTATTTGCTGAAAACTGTGTAACTTGCGTTGTACCATTTACATCAAGTGCTGATGCAGGTGCAGATGTTCCAATACCAACAGATTTATTGTTTCTATTAATCATAAGAGTATCATTTATATTAAAACTATTACTAGTTGACACTACATAATTAATATTGGAAGCAACAGGCAGTGATACATTTTGTGAATATATATATGTATTTGGTAAATCAACAGTTGGATACTGTATTTTTGCAGTTGAAGCACCATAACATTCTGCAAATATAGTTGAAGTTATACCTTTATCATTTGTACCAGCCAATGTTAAATTTGAATCAAATAGTGCTATATTTTTATTATTACCTTCTCCACCCACAATCCAATATGTTCCATTCCATGTAACACATCTAGCAATAGTAAAAACAGTTGATGTTACTGCACTCCATGTTGTACCATTTGTACTACTTGCAATAATATTTGTACCTTCACCAACAGCAACCCACATAGAACCATTCCATGCAATGCCATTACCTCTTGTTGTAACAAAAGTCTTACCAGCACCTGTCCATGTAATGCCATCTGAACTATATGCAATTGTATGATTTGTTCCACTGCCAACAGCAACCCACATAGAGTCATTCCATGCAACTGCATTAGATTCTGTTGACAAAATACTAGCACCATTTCCAGTAGACCATGTAATACCGTCTGAACTATATGCAATTGTATTTGTACCTGAACCAACTGCAACCCATCTAGAACCATTATATGTAACGCCATTACCAGATGTTGAGAATATACTTTTTCCTAATCCTATCCATGTAATACCATCTAAACTATATGCAATTGTATGATTCGTTCCTCTACCAACAGCAACCCATTTTCCTCCACCATATGCAATTCCATTACCAGATAAATCAAAAATAGATGTTCCTACACCAGTCCAATCAACTACATTTGTACTATATGCAATTGTATTTGTTGTACCTTCACCAACAGCAACCCACATAGAACCATTATGTGCAACACCTCTACCTCTCTCTGTAAATACTTCATTACTTGTTGAAAACCAATCATTCCAGTTTGGACTTGGTGTATTACTAAAAAAAATTTGTTGTTTATTTGACCACCATCGCTTACCAACAACAACAGTTAATGGAAGCGCATCGACTGATGGTTTTCCTTGCACACGAAGAGTTCCACTAATATCTAATGTTACAGCTGGTGCATCTGTACGAATACCAACGCGACGATTTGCAACATCAGCATACATAATAGATTGTGCATCTAATGTTGTTTGACCAGTTCTGTATGTAAAATAATTATTACTTCCAGATATTGTGGCATTCCCTGCAGGACCTGCAGGACCAGTGTCTCCCTTTTGTCCTGTTGGTCCTGTAAAACCAGTATTACCTCGCATACCAGTAGGTCCTGTAAAACCAGTTTCACCCTTCATACCAGTAGGTCCTGTAAAACCTGTGGGTCCTTGTTGCCCAGAAGTATCATAATATACTTCTTTAGTTGTTGGATTATAATACATTACATTTTGTCCACCTACATTTGTAATACTTCTAATTGGTGCAACATATAATGCATTTGATGCACTACTATTTAATGTAGTACCTTGCGCGTTTAATATTATACTATTTGGATGTTGATTTGCAACACCTGCTAGATTACCAATTGCAATTGAACTTGTTCCTTGAAGATTTGAACCTGCATTTGTGCCGATTGCAATTGAATTCGAAGATTGACGATTTGAACCTGCATTTGTACCGATTGATATAGAACTTCTGCCCTGACTGGTATAAGCTGCATTTACACCTATTGCAATAGATGATGTATCTTGATTTTCACGCCCAGCACTTGCACCAATAGCAACAGAGCCATTACTTTGCGAACCTGATGCAGCACTTTCACCAATCGCAACAGAATATGTACCCTGAAAATAATGACCTGCATCAGAACCAATTGCAACACTGTATTGTCTTTGATTACTACTACCTGCCCTATAACCAATTGCAACCGAATTTGAACTTTGGTCAATTGTACCAGCACTATTACCAATTGCAACAGAATTACTACGTTGATTTGATTTACCAGCACTATCACCAATTGCAATTGCAGACACCGCCTGGGTTGTCATATTTACAGTATCAGGACCAATTGCAACACCTAATGGCATGAATAAACGATTGCGTATTGTTGCATTTCCACTTACATCCAATGCGGTAGCTGGTGTATTTGTTTGAATACCAACACGTCCATTTGTTACATCTGCATACATAATTGCAGATGCATCTAATGTAGTTGACCCAGTTTTATATGTAAAATAGTTATTGTTTCCAGCTATTGTGGCGTTTCCTGCTGGTCCAGTTGCGCCAGTATTACCTTGTATACCTTGCAACCCAGTTGGTCCAGTTTCACCCTTCATGCCAGTAGGACCAGTTGCTCCAGTTGCACCAGTAGGTCCTGTAAAACCAGTTTCTCCTTTTTGACCAGTAGGTCCTGTAAAACCAGTTTCACCCTTTTGACCAGTTGGTCCAGTAAAACCAGTATTACCTCGCATACCAGTAGGTCCAGTAAAACCAGTTTCACCTTTTTGACCAGTAGGACCAGTTGCTCCAGTTTCACCCTTCATACCAGTAAAACCAGTATTACCTCGAATACCAGTAGGTCCAGTAAAACCAGTTTCACCTTTTTGTCCAGTAGGTCCAGTTGCTCCAGTTTCACCCTTCATACCAGTAGGTCCTGTTTCACCCTTCATACCAGTAGGTCCTGTTTCACCCTTCATACCAGTAGGTCCAGTTGAACCAGTTTCTCCTTTTTGTCCTGTTGGTCCAGTAAAACCAGTTTCACCTTTCATACCAGTTGGTCCAGTATTACCTTGTACACCTTGAGGACCTGTAAAACCAGTATTACCTCGCATACCAGTAGGTCCAGTAAAACCAGTTTCACCCTTTTGACCAGTAGGTCCTGTATTACCTTGTACACCTTGAGGACCTGTAAAACCAGTATTACCTCGCATACCAGTAGGTCCTGTAGAACCAGTTTCTCCCTTTTGACCAGTAGGTCCTGTAAAACCAGTTTCACCCTTTTGACCAGTAGGTCCTGTATTACCTTGAGGACCTGTAAAACCAGTATTACCTCGCATACCAGTAGGTCCTGTAGAACCAGTTTCTCCCTTTTGACCAGTAGGTCCTGTAGAACCAGTTTCTCCCTTTTGACCAGTAGGTCCTGTAGAACCAGTTTCTCCCTTCATACCAGTAGGTCCAGTTGCTCCTGTATTACCTTGTAAACCAGTTTCTCCCTTTTGACCAGTAGGTCCAGTAAAACCAGTTTCACCCTTTTGACCAGTAGGTCCTGTATTACCTTGTACACCTTGAGGACCTGTAAAACCAGTATTACCTCGCATACCAGTAGGTCCAGTAGGTCCAGTAGGTCCAGTAGGTCCTGTATTACCTTGTACACCTTGAGGACCTGTAAAACCAGTATTACCTCGCATACCAGTAGGTCCTGTAAAACCAGTTTCTCCCTTTTGTCCAGTAGGTCCTGTATTACCTTGTACACCTTGAGGACCTGTAAAACCAGTATTACCTCGCATACCAGTAGGTCCTGTAAAACCAGTTTCTCCCTTTTGACCAGTAGGTCCTGTATTACCTTGTACACCTTGAGGACCTGTAAAACCAGTATTACCTCGCATACCAGTAGGTCCTGTAAAACCAGTTTCTCCCTTCATACCAGTAGGTCCAGTTGCTCCTGTATTACCTTGTAAACCAGTTTCTCCCTTTTGACCAGTAGGTCCTGTAAAACCAGTTTCACCCTTTTGACCAGTAGGTCCTGTATTACCTTGTACACCTTGAGGACCTGTAAAACCAGTATTACCTCGCATACCAGTAGGTCCAGTAGGTCCAGTAGGTCCAGTATTACCTTGTACACCTTGAGGACCTGTAAAACCAGTATTACCTCGCATACCAGTAGGTCCAGTAGGTCCTGTAGAACCAGTTTCTCCCTTTTGACCAGTAGGTCCTGTTTCACCCTTCATACCAGTAGGTCCAGTAGAACCAGTTTCTCCTTTTTGTCCAGTAGGACCTGTAAAACCAGTTTCACCTTTCATACCAGTAGGTCCTGTTGCTCCAGTTGGACCAGTAGCACCAGTATTACCTTGAATACCTTGAGAACCGGTCGGACCAGTTGAATTTATAATATTATTTATTGCATCGAAGCCGTACGTACCTTCGTAACGCCAGAAAGTTATTTTAGGAGGATTTGAAGAACTTACAGAATTATATCCATAAAATGAAATAATACCAGCATCTCTATCGAGAATATAACTATCCGCCCCAATAATAACATTACTATATGTAGTTACTGTAATTTCATATCCACTTTTTCCATAATTAGTTGGAATTATATTTTTCAAAATACTTACACCACAAGCATCTGTAATATTACAAATATATGTACTATCTTTACCACTATGTGCTATAAGAGGCACATTTTCATATTTTTTAATATAAGAAAGAGTAGATTTCATCCAATAAACCTGACCAGATGAAAGCGAACCACTCGTATCAACAATTGGTGCCACATCGGGTACTGTCTGTGTTTGTACATATTTTGCTAATATTCGTGATGCGGCATCCTGTCCATATTCAGATGTAATGCCCACATTTGTATTCGCATAACCCAAATACTTTTTGAATAGTGTATTTAATTTATAAATACCACCAGATGAATCCAATGAACCAAAATAGCCACTCATATCTATAATAAAATCTGAAAAATAATTATTACAATATTACTCAAATTTTATTATATTACAAACTATAAACTATAAAACATAAACTATAAAACATAAACTATAAAACATAAACTAATAAAACATAAACTATATAATTATATTACCATAAAATATTATGCGTATACACAATCAACTCTTCCAAAACGATGTGTATTTGCCTTAATACCAATAGTAAGATATATACGTACATAAGAAGAACTACTATATGTAGTAGAAGGTGCAAATACGTAATGTGTTACAACACCGCCACTATTTGCAAAGTTAACAGTTTCACCATCTTGTACAACTAATGCACCTGATTTATTATTACTCGTGTTTGCAAAGCCAGTACTTCCAATTTGTGATGCATATTTACCAACATTTATAGGACCACTGCCTAGATAAGCAGAAGTAGCATCTAACCAATAAGATGAAAAATTTGGATTAAGGTCAGTTGCATTTACATCAGGTTGTTTGACAGAACCATCTGCATTAACATGTTCAAATCTATAATATACAAGATATGTATCATTGTTATTTGTACTACTATCAACATGTGAAGTTGTTGAATTATAGGAAAGATTATTTGTAGCAGATTCTGTAGCAAAATTATTTAATATAAATTTCAATTTACCAGCAACTGAACCACTCTTTGGACCATCCCATGCAAAAGTAATATAACGGAAACCAGTTTCACTTTCTAATGTAGAATACGATGCAGTATTTTCATAACGGAATAGACCATCCCACATTGGAATTGAACGATTATAACTATCTTTTAGAGCCTGGGTACTAGCAGTTGTATTACCAACTATTAATTGAGTATTATCATATGTTGTATAATATGGAGAACTAGTTAATAATCCTTCAGATGGGTCTCTATGTTCAATACGATAAACAGATGTATTTGAACCTGTAGACACTGCAGAAATAATACTACTACTGTAATTGAAAGTATATGTATTTTTATCAAAACGAATAGGTACAATAAATGAAGGTTTTGTTTGAGCACTATTTCCGTTTATATTAAAAGCATCTAATGTGAAAATAATATTATCAGTAACACCTGATAACGTATTTGACTGAATATTTACAACATGTGAAGAATATCTAAAGGTCGACAATGGTGCAGTTGTTCCAGTAGGTAATATGCTTTGTTGACTTGTATTTGGAAAATAATAAGGTGTATCAGATGTAATTTTATATATCCATGAAGAATTATAAAAATATTTACCAATACCACTGACATCAATATTATTGAATGTAACCTTTGTTATAGTATCACTTGAATCTGCAATTTCAATACCAGATATCTTTTTCTTGTTATTAATAGTTAAAACTGGTGTTTCACATGTAATACTTGGACGGACTGTAGTATCAAAATCTTCCAAATAGAAGCGATATGTTTTATCTGTATTATCTGTACTAATTGCAAATCCAATTTCAAATGCATATTCACCACTACTTGCTGGGAATGTGGCAGCATTATTCGATAAATCTAACACTGGTTTCATAGAAAAAGTCTGATAATATCCAGACAGATCACCAGTATATGCATCTGATTTTTGTAAACTAGCAATTTTAACTTTTGAAAGACTTGTATTTACATAAGAACCATCATTTATAAAATCACCAGATACAGCCATTACTTCTGTAAATAAATTTGCACCAGCTCGTTTACCAGTGAATGTCACAGTTCTGTTTGTTGTATCACCTACTGTTGTTCCATTATGTATTTTGATACCATTGAGTGTATTAGATGGTGTAAAAGAATGAGTATACGCACTACCCACACGATATACAGGAGAACTGCCAGCAACATCACTTGCAGCACCAACTGGGCGAATAGTTGTAGCAGTATAGTTTTCACCAGTATATGTAAGCTCATTTGATGGTCCATCAATAGGTTCAGCTGGATAAGAACTATTTGAACCATTATACGTTAATACTGTGCCATATGATGAATTTTTATTATTTTTTGCAGAAACACTGATTGTATAATTTGTTTTTGGTGTAGATGTAAATGTTGTACTTGTAACTGCACCTAATGTTTGTGTAATTTTTGCTTTATTATACGCAGTTGCAGTTGTACCAAATCTCTTTGTACCAGCAATAATACCTGTTTCACTTATATCAACTTTATATCCATCTACATTAATACCTGCAACAGTTGTTCCAGTAATACCATTTGCAAGTCGTGTTGCAAGTGGAGCAGTCCATGTAAGAGTTGCGATTAAATCAGATACAGACATTGTTCCACCGCCTGGAGCAACTGGTGGATATGCTTCGAGGAATGTTGCGAGTGGAACAGTAAGATATGATATTGTACCTGCAGCATTATTATTATATCCAATTTTAATAATAGAACCATCAATATAGCTTGCTACATATTTAACATATGCCTGTACATTTTCACCACTAATTGTTTTCGAATATCTACCAGCTGCAACAGAAGATACATTTGTTAACACAAATGCACTTACTTCATTTGCAGTTTTTGGCACAAATGTTTCACATAAATCTAGAATAGTAGATACACCACTAATTTCAATACTAATACTCTTAATATGTGGTACCCACATATCACCAAATGGTATTTGGTTAGGATTTGTAAATGAAAAACCAATTTCAGTACTTGTCTGTAGCATATTTTTCAATACTGGTGCAGGCGGTTTAGCCGTCAAATTCGTGTTAAAATATGCATCATTGTAAGTTGCATTAAAACCATCTGCCAACTGAATAGAATTACCAGCAGAATCCTTAAATGTTCCACCTAAATAAATATTACCACCTACATATAAATCACCAGCACCACTAATATCATCTGCAACACTCAATGTACTCTTTAAGTCTACAGCACCAGCTACACGCAATGCACCTTCACCGCTAATATCACTGGCAACAGTCAATGTGCTCTTTAAGTCCGCAGCACCAGCTACACGCAACTCACCTTCTCCACTAATATCACTAGCAACGGTGAGAGCATCACGGAATTTAACTGCACCACTTACATCTAATGCTGCTTCTGGGCTGGAAACACCAATACCAATATCACGTAAGTTAAATGTCTGGGTTTGTGCATTATTACCAGATTGCCATCCACCAATAATTGCAGGTGTTTCATTCACATTAATGTCGTATTGTTTTTGGACAGACCAACCAGCACTAGATGTAGTAAGAATATCTGTTACAATAAAATTTAAAGATGCATCAGTTGCAGGTTCTGCATGTTCTTGATATAATGTAATATCTGCATACAATTTATTTGGTGTTGCAGTTTCAGGTGTTTCTTTAGAGCAGATAACAATATCTTGCCCAGCACTATAATTTAAACCCTTTGGAACAGAAATACTATAAAATGTACCCTGATTATTTGTAATACTTGGTATTGGATTAAATGTATATTGATAATTTAATATAGCATATTGCACATCTTTACCTGGTGCACCTGTTGCACCCTGTGCACCATCCTGTCCATCCTGTCCATCCACACCATCTTTTACAACTAAATGTAATGTATATGGTTTTGTAGTTGCTGTCTCTGTACCCGCAACAAAATAACCACTTACATCTGCTGGATTTGTCGTAGTTTGAAAATCAACTCCAGATATTATGACTTGTTTTGCATCCACACCACTATAAGGCGCAGGTAATGTAAAATTAAATTCTTTGCCTCCACCAACTGTATCTGAAAATGTAACAACAGGTGAAGAACCAACCGCACCCGCTGTCACAGTTCCAATTGAAAAGTTAGATGCAATATTATCAAATCCATAAGACCCCTCGTAACGCCAGAAGGTAATTTTGGGGGGATTTGCAGCACTTACAAAATTGTAGTCATAAAATGAAATAATACCAGCATCTCTATCGAGAATATAACTATCCGCCCCAATAATAACATTACTATATGTAGTTACTGTAATGTCATATCCACCTTTTCCATAATTACCTGGAATAATATTTTTCAAAAGACTTACACCATTTGTATCATATATACCACATACATATGTACTATTTTTACCACTATGTGCTATAAGAGGCACATTTTCATATTTTTTAATATAAGGAAGAGTAGATTTCATCCAATAAACCTGACCAGATGAAAGTTGACCACTCGTATCAACAGGTTGTACTTCATCTGGTACTGTCTGTGTTTGTACATATTTTGCCAATACTCTCGGAGTTGCATCCTGACCATATTCAGATTTAATACCTACATTTGTATTCGCATAACCCAAATACTTTTTGAATAAAGTATCAAGTTTATATGTACTATTTAAAGCACCGAAATAGCTACTCATTATATATTATCATTCGAAAATTAATCTAGAATCTTTTTTATAACTACATCGCACACCTTTGAATGAAATTAATTTATCCATTTTCATACCAATTCGTAAATATATACGTACATTATTATTACTACTCCAATATGGATTGAATGAATGACATACTACACTATAATTTATTTGATTTCCAGAAACAATACTATCACCGTAGATTAATCCTCCAATTGAACCATTTCTGTTTATATTAGAATATGAATTAGTAAACGAGTCTGCAAACATATTTGCATTGAACCATATAGATGATTTACAACTATTCCCTTGTACAGGTGTTTCACATCCTTCCTCCTCAAAACGAAAATACACCTTCCATGAATTATCATCTGATAAAATAGTATTTGTCATATCATCTTTTCGAATATTTACATTTGTATTCAGTTCATCCACAATAAAATTAAGTATTTCAACAGTATAATCATCCTTTGACAATCTCCAACCAAAAGTCACCCAGCGATAACCAGTATCATTGTGTAACATCGAGTAATCATATCCGCCGTAGTTAAAAAAATCCAAATTGATAGATAGTGGAATAGCACCAGCAGTTCGATAGTATCCATTTATAAATGGTACATCCACACTCCCCCATGCTGCAATGTTCTGTGTATCATCAAATATGTCAAACATCGGTTGCGAAGAAAAAGGAACAATTTCGTCAGCTCCACCTGATGTCATTCGACACCCGTATACTCCTGTATCGCCAGCTGTGACTGCAAGTGGACTTTGCATGGAAGTAAAACGAACCATTTCACTCGTAGCCTTATCAAAAATATGATACAATTCTATTACACTTTCACTCGTCTCTGCACTTTCATTATGTATATTATATGCTTTTCCCTTGCATCGAAGCCCAGTTGTAAATGTTGACGGGAAATCACTATACGCAAGTCTTTCCGTAAATACAATAGACTGGTCAAGTATTGCATTGCCATTCTGGGATGAACTCATTCCAGTAGGGCTTCTGCTCATAATTAGTACTCCTCCTACATCCAACCCTCGACACACATCCAATTTATAAAACCCCCCTCGATAGTAATATTTACCAATATTGTTCAATGTAAAAGGAATATCAACATATTGCCCATTATTACTACTTACAATTGGTATACCACATACTGTAATTTTCTGTTGTAATGCAGACTCATCCGCACTTCCAAATACAAAACTAGGCATATACCCTCCTCCAACAACATTATCTACATCGTCCACCAATACACGAAATATTTTATCATTATTCAAAACATTTACCGAATTATTTTGTATAGTCTGTTTAAATTGAATTGAATGCGGTTCATTTTGTGGAAAAAGAAGTGTACGCTGAATTCCAATTGTAAATAATATTTCCTGGTACAGCTGCAAATATGCACTCGTACCATCTCCAACATTGTACATACTTCCTCCAGAAGAGTATGCATCTCTTTTTTGTATATTATCTACTCGCACACCATTCTGTTGTTGGCTCGTAATACTATTGCCTGTTTCAAAACCTCCAAATGGAATCTCGACCTTCGGCGTTATTAAATTATCTACATACAATGAAAGCGTTGTTAACGCAGGCGCAATTGAACCAACTACCGCTTCATTATGTATTTGAAGTGGTCCCAAATTTTCCTTCGAAAAAACATAACTATTTCCAGAATTTATTTTATTAATATATGGAACAATACGTTGTACATTATCCCCAGCTGAATAGATAGAAATATTATTCGATTCAACTGTACCATTGTACACAGGTTTATCAAATATATTATCACCAATCATCGTAACAGAATTTGGCGCAGCTGGTGCAGTTGTATATACAGTATAGAAATAAGAACTAATTGGTCCAAAATCACCATGAATATTATTTTTTGCACGAATACGTATGCGATATTCTGTTGCAGGATATAGTCCAGTCAATATTGTTTGCTCACCGCCACCACTTACAACAACATTACGTACAATAGTATTAACAACACCAGTATAACGCCGTGAATTATATGCCGAATATTCAATCTCATACTCCTGCATTGCAGGACCATATACATCCGTCGAAAGAATATTTTCATTATTTCCAGCACCTGCATATAAACTATACAGAGGTTTCTCCCAATTCAGTTGCAGCGATGTAGAACTTAAAGCCACACTTGTCATCGCAACTACTTCACTTGGTGGATGTGCAGCCTTGTAGGTTGGTAGGTGAAATCCAATCTTTTTAGGCAATAAATTACTATTGTTGGAGTAAAAGAATTCAACGTACAAATGCGACCCCACATTTTGGCGTGAAAATCCTGCATTTTCAACAATAAGACATGGAACAGAAGTATATGAACCAATTGTTCGATTCTGAATGGAAAAGTTGCTACCGCCGCCACTACCGCTACCGCCACTGCCTTGACTCAACACATTTGTGAATAGAATACCCCGAATTTCAGTCTGTTTTTCAGGAACATAGTCCTCATTTTTATCTAATACATTCGTTACACCAATTGTCCCAGTTACACCATCACCCAATAAATTCACTCCATTGCTACTTCGAATAGCCAATGATATATGTTTGATAGTCGGCAATTTACTAGCACTGAATGGAAATACAACCTGTTCAGGAAGAGTCCATGCAAACCCAAATGCAGTTGCAGTACAATATGATTGTATTCCACTCACAACACCAGGCTGGTCAACCATATATTTATAAAAAAAATTGTCAATCTTCGCAAATCCATCGGTAATCGTATCCTTCGATGTACCCTGGTTAATATCAAATGTCTTTAACGGCTCACTCGTCTCAATATATGGTGAAATTTCAACACCATCTTTCAATAATTTGCCATGTGTAATACTTACATCGCCACTCACGTCGAGCGCATTTGTAACACTGTTCGTACCAATACCAATTTTATCGGTTGTGTATACTTTAGAATTATCAATATTTACCCATGTAGTATCATATGGACCATTTTTACTAATACCAATATCTTCAGCCTTTTTCCAGTATGCCTGACTGTTTTCACCAGTCACCAAAATATGTCCAGGGCTCACATGTTTATTATCATCATCTATTGCAATAATATGCCCATCTGCGAGACGAACAGTTGGTTGTGTTCTCGAAATTGTTCTACGACCATCTGTAGACATTATATGACTATTTACTTCTAAATAATATATACATATTTCTATACCCGGATAAATATGTATATATTAAATACAAAAACATCACCAATACCAACATCAACACCAACACTCACACCACAGCCCGAGTTTAAATAACAGCTGAATTTTAAAGATATAAATCAAATAGATGCCAGCAGGAGGAGGACTTCTACAACTCGTAGCAACAGGAAAACAGGATGTATTTTTGACTGGAAACCCCCAAATATCATTCTTTAAAACAGTATATCGCCGTCATACAAATTTCGCAATAGAATCAATGCCAATGTATTTCGATGGTACACCCAATTTCGGTCAACGTATTACATGTCTCGTGCCCAGAAGAGGCGATCTTCTCGGAAGAATGTATTTACAGGTCACTCTTCCACCACTCACTCTTCAAACACCATCCAATGAACTCGTATCCTATGTGAATTCAATCGGAAATGCCCTCATCGAACGTATCACGGTCGAAATCGGTGAACAGGAGATTGACCGACAGACAGGTGAATGGATGGAGGTCTGGGGACAATTAACAACACCACCAGGTCAGCGTGATGCACTCAATGCAATGATCGGCAGAGTGGACAATTATCTGCCACCCGATTTAATACCCCGTGTTGTCAATTCTGTCACAAACGGTCTACAAATATATATACCGCTCATGTTCTGGTTTAATAAAAATCCAGGTATGTATCTGCCATTACTCGCCCTACAATATCATCCAGTCCGTATTAATATAACACTCGCTCCACTCCAATCCCTCTTCTGGACAGATCAGCTCGTTACAAATCCAAATCTTCAAGTCAATCCAGTACCAATTACGGAAATGATGCTTTGGGGCGACTACGTATTTCTCGATACGGAAGAACGTAGACAGTTCGTCACACAATCCCACGAATATTTAATTGAGCAAGTGCAATATACACCACCAATATCTGTTACACAGAATACAACAACATCAAATATTCAGGTCGACTTCAACCATCCAATTAAGGAATTCGTCATCCTGCCACAACGTAATTATATGCAAACAGTACATGAACCATTCAACTACAGCAGTCTCGCAACAGCAGAAGAAATCTCGGGTGGTGCATCATCTCTTTATATGGCAGGTCTGCAATTCGGTCAGGTCAGGACGGACTTAATACGACAGATGGTTTTACAATTGGACGGTTATGACCGATTCCAGGCGAGAGAAGCACCCTATTTCCGTCTCATTCAGCCATATGAACATCACACTGTTACCCCGGTTTCTAGTTTCATTTACACATATAGTTTCGCATTGAGTCCAGAGCTTATACAGCCATCAGGTTCGATGAACGCCAGTCGCATAGACAGTATTGTATGGCAGATTATAATGAACACAGACTTAATAATACCACAATCATCCCAATCAAATCCACAGGGTTCTATTGGTAATTGTCACATAACCGTGTATGCACTTAATTACAATGTTCTCCGAATTACAAATGGGTTCGGTGGCTTGTTATTTACTGTATAAGACTTTCATCTATCAATAAACAGGGGGAGAGAAAACGAATGGAAACACAAATTGATTTTTGGAAAATGTCCAATTTGAGTTATTCGGCACTAAAATACATGTCATTATTGGGAGGCTTTTTTGGGATCGACCATATATATTTACGTTCACCACTAACTGGCTTTCTAAAACTAATAGTAAACATATTCACATTTGCCATCTTCTTTATACCGTTATGGTACATATATGACTTAACACAGATTTTTATGGATGAGACAAAGGTCAAATTATTCGGTCTTTCCAAACCTTTTTCGTTTAGTAATTATGGTCTGGGTGCTGGAATGTTCGAAGATGAATATCCTTCGAAAATAGGCAACAAAGATATCGATCGAGACCGAGAAAGTAGCAAATCGTGGACATTTGTTGGATATGCATTATTAACGCTTACAATTGTGCCAGCAATGTTTGGGGCGAACGATTTCATGGTTGGAATGCCGAATAATAATGGTAAGTTGAAGGCGCTACTGACTATATCCATTCTCGGTGCAGGTATAAGTGCACTTCTTTCAGCTTTCGAAGCAATTCGAGTCATATTTTCTACACGAACTGTTATTGATAATTATAGTGAGCAGTTTGGATATTATGGTACTGGATTGGAAGCGGATGGAACACATACGACAGCGCCAGATTATTGGGGAATGTTACAGAGTTTCATTGCATGGTGTAAGGGGATATTTGACTGGTTTAAGGAGAAGTTTTGGAAGTTTACGACAGCATTATTTCCATGGATGATATTGCCACAGATTGAACAGGCTTTAGTAACAATGGATGCAAAGGATATTGAGGCAAAGGTTGATGAATATACAGACAAGTTGGGTGATAAGGTTCTTCGTTTTGCAGATAAGTTGTCACCTATAACAGATAAATTAGCACCAATATTACAACGTAAGGTTGATGTGCATCTTGATATAGATACTGGTAAAGAGAAGAATACACAATCTGCTGCAGAATCTGTCATACAGTCTGCTGCAAACGTAAATAAATCTGCTAACAATAATAAACAATCGACAGAACCTATTGTAAATACTCAAGCAGAATCTGCTTCCAATGCAAATCTATCTGTCAATACTGCGAGCCAATCTGTTGCAAACTCTAAAAACTCTGTAGCAGAACCTGCCAAACCTACAACTCTACCTGTTACCAAATCTGCTGCAAATACCACAAACCAACCAGCAGAATCTGCCGCCAATACTGCAAAAACCGCAGCAGAAGCAATAAAAGGCGGTGCACAAACTATATTAAACACAGCGGCTTTTGCAACAGCTGCAACGGCAACAACTACACAAACATCCCCACTTCTAACATATCTGACAGTAGGAACTATAATTCTAGTCATCGTGTCAGGAATCTATGTTTTCTCCTCTCGTATAAAACAGGCACACCACGATAATGAAAAACCAGGAAGCAAAGGAAAAAATGACACCCCTCCTGAACCAACAGATGTTTGAAACTTTTTTAACACGTAGACCAGATTATAGCTACCCGGCTCTACGAATTATTTATTTTACTGCAAAATGGTGTGGACCATGCCAATCACTTGATTTGGAAATGTTAATGTCGATTACTCCACCAACTGTCGAGTGGGTTCTCGCAGATGCGGACGAGAACGATTACACTTTCGGATATTGTGGTGTTCGTAAAATACCATCATTCATAGCAATAAAACATGGTCAGGCTAGTCCAATATTTTCGAGTTCTAATATGCAGGCAATCGTGGAATGGTTGAGAGGCTATACTGAATCAATGTATAATCAGTAAACAATTCACACTCACCCATATCAACCCATACCCATAAAAATTATTTATTTTTTACAGTTTACAGTTTACAGTTTACAGTTTACAGTTTACCGTCTACCGTTTCTCTTTTTTTCGAAGAAGAACATCTCCATAATTGAGTGTATGTTTATATGCAATTTTGGAAATTTCATCCATACTATTAAATACAGTCCTCAACCATTCTGCAATATCCCTTTTACCATGGAGACACGCATGAATGAATATTTTCTGAATAATCCATGGGAAATCAGGAGGCTGATCGAACTCGTATTCGGTTGTAATAGACATCCAGTACTCCTGTACTTCTTCGAGACAACCTCGCTCGATTATTTCCTTTATATCGTCCACGATACTTTGTTCAACCGATTTGCGCATCGTACCCAACTACAATATAAATATACTATATTATAGCATATTTATATTATTTCTGATTGTTGTTGTGGATATATACATGTTATTATATCACTCATTCTCATAATATCTTGGTCTATATACTCCAAATCGTGCAATGTGTTTAGGGCAACGATGATGTACTTCAGATGAGATAGTAATCCCTTTCTCGAGCTCACAATTATAACATAGCTTCTCAATGTCAGTTGAAAAGTATTCTATTTTTCGTCGTCTTTCTTCTATTTCCAAACGTATTATTCTTTCTCTCTCTTCATTGTGTTTCTTCTTATATTCTTCTTCTTTTTGTCGTTCAGCTTCTTTTCTTTCTTCTTCCTCTCGTATTCGCTGTAGCTCCTCTTCGCTTATTTCTTCCTCACTTTCCATATAACTCTCTGATTCACTTTCTTCTGAATTATTATCACAGTAACTACATCCGTCACTATAATTATCACAATTTGTACATGTTCGTATTATATATTTACCCTTACTATTTTTCACAATTTCAGTATAATCCAAAGGATCATCTTCATTTAATTTAAGCATATCATAATTATTACATATTCTATATCCGCTATCTTTGTAAACTTTTACCAAGCTATCTTCAGGTATTTTGACATGTTGAATAAAATCAAGATATAATTCCTTTGCACTATTTACGCACAACCATTTTCCTTCTGAAAATAAATCTGCGGTTTTTATCCATCCAAGCCTTTGTTTTATTGTATCTTTCTTATATTGAAGTATTCGTGGCTTATAATCTTCTAATTCTTCAAAGTCTTCATCACGTTTCGATACATACCAATCATTTCGTTCTATTGTATCATGTATACAGTATTCTTTTATATACTCTTCCCCATTTACATTATATAAAATACATAATGTATTAAATGTGTAAAAATCATATTTCATTTTTCACAGTTAAACTCTGTAACATAATCCCACAATGTCTTTAAGTCCCCTAGTCCTCAAAACTGTCGAACAACATGAATAATGAGGTCACGTGCCTTCCAGAGTTTTTCTTTATTATCGAGAACATAGTCTTCAGAGCCGTCTGGACCTGTTTCAAACGTATGTCGAAATTCTCGCAGCACTTCTCGCTCGACTTCAATGATTCGGTCCGCAGGACAGCTTTCAAGACAAATCACTTCAGACCCTTTCGTGTATTCCTCGAGTCTTCGAATACGTGTATTGGGCTCCTGTGTTGTCCTACCGACCTTATAGTATGGTCTACCGAGCAGCCTATGCTCACGTGTTCGTAGGAGATAGATGTAGCCGATGTGCAATTCACCAGGAATCGTTGGAAGGGTGGATGCATCAGGACCACCACCCGCAATACCTCTTCGTCGGAATCCGTGATAGGGTGCGAATGAAATGGAACGTACTTCAGAGTTAGAGTTATTATTTGAATCCATTATTACATGCAGGACAAATAAAACTCGCCAAATAAAACTCGAAATTATTTTCGAACAGATAAATATATAGCACATAGCATGAGTTCACAAGTATTGGATGCGGAATGGGCAAGACATATTGGGGGTAATGGAAATGATCAAGTTAGTTGTATGACAACTGATAATCAAGGAAATGTATATGTTACAGGTGTATATAATTCAAATCCACTTAAAATATATGCATTAACAGATAATACAACAAGTGTTTTTGATATATCAAAAGCAAGTACATCTCAAGATACATTTATAGTAAAATATGATACATCAGGTAATCCATTATGGGGAAGACATATTAGCGGAACATCAGGTGGAAATACTGGTAATGGAATTACAGCAGACAATCAAGGAAATGTATATGTAACGGGTCAATATGGTGCAAATCCACTAAAAATATATGCATCAACTTCAAACGATATATCAGGTGCAATTGATGTATCAAATGCAGGTTCAACTGATGCATTTATAGTAAAATACGATACATCAGGAACAGCTCAATGGGCAAGACATATTGGTGGAACAGGTAGTGAATCTGGTAATAATATTATATCAGATAGTCAAGATAATATATATGTAGTTGGAGGATATACTCGAGATATAAATGTATATAATTCAGTTAATAATATAGATATATCATTTACAATATTAGTTACAACAACAAATTTTAACGATGCATTTATAGTAAAATATAACCCATCAGGAACACCGCTATGGGGAAGACATATTGGTGGAACAAATACAGATTTAGCATCATGTGTTGCTGTAGATACACAAAATAACTTATATGTTGGTGGTCGTTACCAATCTACAACACTTACAGTATATCCAAATACAAATAATTCAGGTAGTGTATTTGATTTATCAAATACAAATACAAATAATTCAAGTGATGCATTTATAGTAAAATATGATACATCAGGCAATCCACAATGGGGAAGACATATTGGTGGACTACTAACTGATTCTATTGGAACAAATGGAATCACGACAGATAGCAAAAATAGTGTATATGTTATTGGACTTTATGGTTCAAATCCTGTTAAAATATATCCATTAACAAGTAATGCAGGAATTACAATTGATTTATCAAATACAGTAGGTGGAAATAATGCATTTATAGTAAAATATGATACATCTGGCAACCCGCAATGGGGAAGACATATTGGTGGTTCAGGAAATGATGGTGGCAATGCAATAATATCAGATAATGATGATAATATTTATGTATCTGGTACTTACAGGTCTAATCCACTCACTATATTTCCATCAACCGACAATTCAGGAAGTGTGTTTGATTTATCAAATTCTGGTAGTTCAGATGTATACATAGTAAAGTATAATTCAGACGGTACTCCGTTAATTGCAAGACATATTGGTGGATTCTCACCAGATACTGGTGTTGATATTGAAACAGATAATTATGGAAATGTATATGTATGCGGTAATTACCAATCAAATCCACTTACAATATATCCATCTACAAATAATTCAGGTACAACGATTGATATGTCTGGTACAGGTGCAAGTGCTATTTTCATAGTAAAATATCGTGCATTTGAACCAACTCCACCAAACCCAATACCAATACCACAATTACCTCGTACACAAATCGGCTATCTCACAGATAATACCCTCGAAAACAAAATTAATATTCAAAACAATAATCTGATGAAAACAAACTATTTTAGCCGAACATATAATGCAAAAGCAATGAGCTATTCGGATTATCTTAAAATTATCCAGGCGCAAACCCAATGTAATTGTCCAAACTAAACTCTAAACAAAACATATAATAAATATTATTCATAATAATAAATATTATATTCACCCCCAGAAACTAATTCGTAAATAATATTCGCCCTCTACCGTTCGCCACTTCATACACACCCCAACCCATGACAAAACAACGCATAAAAGCTCGTCGCTGCCCATCTGCAGGATTTCTAGGAATGTTCTGCAACATGATGTGAAATGTAGGACGGTCAGCCGTCGTAAAGTTAACAGTGCCTTCAGGCGACTTAATCCGTGGTTCTCGTCTCTCCCACAAACTCCCAAGCCCCCAATTCATCTCTCCAATCTTTCTACCAGTATCTCGCCCATCTTTGCAGTGATTCTCCAAATCTGTCCAAACAGTCGGTCCATAATCATATTCCCTGTCCTGTCCAGCAATCACCAGCTTCATCTCATTATAATACTCTCCATCCATACTTCCAACATATTCATTCGTCAAATTCCATAGCTGATTTCGCTCTTCCACCTCCTTCGAACGAAAAAAGAAAACAATACTTTCAGACGGATGCCGTCCATCTAGGCGACGTGTAACCGTCGCCGTTCCACCATTATCCAAACCAATATAGTCCATTTCGCCAAATGAAAACACATTCTCAAACATTCGCATAAAAGGAATATGAAACATTTTCGAAGCCATGAGCTGCTTCGTTTCAGGCAATATATATTCCTGCATCGTAGTCAACATCACATTCGGCTGCCCAATTGTATTTCGTCCTATCGGATTAAACAAAACACTATCCCCGTTCTCATCCAAATACGACAACTCACTCACATTCCATGGTTGTGGCTTAATACTTCCAATGGAATCCTCTACCAAGTCCTCCAACTTTCGCATCTTAATTCGAAGACGCAATTTCTGCAACGGAAATGCAAAAAGCGGTAATCCAGTATCCATTTTACCACTACATCCAACAACTGGCAACTTTAAACGCAATCGTCCAGGAGTTGCACGACGAGCAATATTGACTGCATCGCCCTTATCCAACCCGCAATATTGTTGTTCGAGGAAGCTACTATTCCACGAACCATTTTTAAGACTGGTTGCAAAGAGACCATCACCTGACCACGACTGTAAACAGAACTGGTCCTGATAGAGTTCAACTTTTTCAAACAAAAAGTATCCAACACCATTCGTATATCCATAGCTTACACCACTGCTATCCGTCCCAGCCGCACCTCTAATCCAATACAAATCATTCACCGTCTTTGGATTCACCTGTTGACCATCGCCCTTAATTACAGGCAATGTTGGAAGCCATGTAGGTAAATCAACAGTTAATTCAACATGTGTTAAAATATCCCCGTAAGTCTCGAGTTCAATTTCCATTGTTTCACCGAATTTGGGGGCATTTAAAGGCACAAAGGACCGTTTTTCTGCAATATGTGGCGCAGAAGAATCATATTGTGCATGGTATGGAAAACGGGAAGTATTATCATCACGAATAAAATATGTATCCTTCACACCTCTTGCAACCAATTCATATAGAGACCCTTGATGACTTGTTTGATCATAATTCATGGTGCACTGTCAAAAGTTCTTACTACTAGTATATACAATTCGTTTTATATCCTTCGTTCGCTTCGCACTTCTCAATCCACTCATTCCTTCACACCCATAACAAATGGATAAGTTGCCAAATGTAAGTCGGGTAATCCTTCATAATTTGGAAAATCAAGCCCAGCAATGGGTAGCACGGTCTTATTGAGTTGCAGTTCTTCCACATAAACATCCTTACGAACATATGTTAATTCAATAACATTTGGCAGTCCATCCGCCCTAACACCACCATAATTATTACCATGTGCGTGAATTAAATAGTGCGTCCCAGCCAATTTCTCCAAACATGCCTTCTTAATATCAAAGCTATATCCCCACGAATCGTCATTTATTCCATGTAGCTCAATTACCATCTGTTTAATTCTCGAAAGTGCTTCAGGGTACATGAGAGACAACCATGGATATTCGCCACCTTCAATGTCCATCTTCAAAAAAACATTGTTATATTTGTGAATATATTCGAGTAACACAGTACTATTATTACTCGAAAGATTGGAGATATTTTTTCGAACAAACTGAATATTACGTGTATATTCCCACGGATAGTCTTCAATTGTGCCATCAAATGCATAACATGAGTTCTTTGCCATTCCAAGAAAATTTATAAAATCTCGACTGAATGATTCCTCGACAGATACACCCGCAGAAATATAGCAGTCATAGTGATTATCCTCTAGAATACCCATCACATATCCGCCATCTCCTTCTACACCCAGTCTTTTCTTATTGAAAGGATGTTGATATACTTTTAAGAATTCGAGATGTCCAGAATTATTCATTTTTATTATAAATTATATCATGTATTTCTTTAAGTTTTATACCCTCTTCACCTCCACAAAAAAATCAAAACACATAGAAGAAAATGTCCGCAAAATATATTGTACTTGACCGAATGGTGCAGGGCTTCAGTCAGGCACTCGCACTCAAAAATGAAATGAACAAAGAAAATTCACAACGTGCACAATATATTCATCTCATTCCACAGGTTATCGCCAACGCTCTAGAAGATCTGCTCGTCTATATTGCACAACAGAACCTCGGACCAACAAAGTCATCACGATATTTATATTTATGGTTCTTCACAATAACTTCTGCATGGTCATGGGTGAGAACATCTTCCGATGTCAGAATTCAAGGGCAACATGATGGATGGAATTGGTCACAACATTATCGTATCAACGACATATATGTATATGACTGGTTCGTCTACGCTGTAAACACAATTATGCCATTTTTCATCCCAGGAAGTGCAAAAGATTACGATGTATTACAAAAGCCAGAACACGACATTGAAACAATAAAACAGGAAGGTAAATGGACAACATGGTACTCTCTATGGCAACAATGGTTCACTGACCGTCAGCAGAATGATGGTGCAATCCAGGCAGCAGCTGTTCCAAGTGATTCCGAATTACCAAATACAACATCAACACTCGTCGTAGCAGATTCATCAATTGACCCAAATACATTTGCACAGCCAAAGAAATGGACTCCACTCAATGTCAACAATAAGCGTCAGAAGTATTTAACATATAATTGGGGAACTGTTCGCTCTAGTTGTTTAACAACAGCAGTAGAAAGTCAGATAGAACAGGCAGCAGCTACATTCTTTCCAACAACAGACCAGCAAAGAAATACAGAGATCCAAAATGTAGTCACCATAACACAGACATTAACAGATGAGCAGAAGATGATAGCAGAATTCTGGGCAGGTGGTCCAGGAACTGTTTCGCCACCATGTATGTTTGCATGGATATGGAAGGAGACTATTCTCGCAACAAGTCCATCAACTGTCAAAACAATTTATTCGGGTCTCGACCTAGCAATTCATTTATTCGAGGGTGCACGTGTAACATGGGCATTGAAGAAACTCTATATGCAGGCACGTCCAATTCAAGATATTCGTCGTCTCTATCGTGGTCAGCAATTAACTAGCTGGAATGGTACCCCAATTCAGGGAGAAGCATGGACACCATATCAGGAGACCAATTTTGTCACACCTCCGTTTGCAGACTTTCCATCAGGTCACAGTCATTTTTCACAGGCATTTGCATTATCAATGAATAAATGGTTTGGACAATCCGTTCCACAAACTCAACCAAAAAAATGCACAGACCTCACTCTTCTGTCACCTATTTTCCAAACCTCTCCATCTTCTATTCCAGCAACACCATTATGCACATTTGTAATTCCAGCACAGTCTAGTCAGATTCAGTTATCTGTCGTTCCATCTGCTCCAGTAACATTGTCATGGTCAACATGGCAATCAATGGCAGATTCAGCAGGAGTCTCCCGTTTCTACGGTGGTATCCACTGTATTTCTGCTCACACTTCCAGTCAGGAGGTTGCGCGTCAGGTTGACACGGTTATTCAATCTAGCTGGAATATTGTTGCGGTATAGGCTTCGAATATCTTCGAAAATATCTTTATCCACGCGAAATTTATTTTTAGCACATACCAATGGTATAAGTGAGAGATATGGTACTTCACTGCTAGAATGTGCATTACGATTAAATAATAATTCATCCATTCGTGAAGGAAGTATGTCAAAATAGGGTGACTCGCGCCCACATCCAGTTTCATTCAGTACATTTACAATATCAAATATGTGTTCAAATGTAAGAACATATATATGATATTTATCTCGTGAAAATGCACCGACAGGTATAATACGATTTTTGCATTTTTCAACACATTCCTCTGTCACGCCCGTTATTCCAAATATTTCCTCAATGACTTCACGAAAGGCAGTTTGAACGGTATCTTCCCCTTCTTTTCTTTTTCCTCCAACACCACTCATAAGGTAATTGCGGCTTTGAAATCCGAGAAGAATATATTTACCATTTGTGAAAATACATCCTGCGCCAATATGTTCATCATCTTCGTGCACATCCACTGCTGCCGCATCGCCACTCACATCACTTACATCACTCACTCCAACATGACCCATCATCTTTTCGCGATATGTTTTCTTTAAGCCCTTATGAGTTCTTTCAGCGCCACTTCTTACTTCATAACCACACCCATTTTCACCATAGGATTCTTTTTTATGAGAAGTACTCTTTTCATCACCACTGGCACGTTGTTCAAGAAATTGGTTCAGTGCATTATCAAAGTAGCGTTCGAACTTTTCATACTTTTCACATAATTCAATATGATTTGATTCCATTTTATACAATATTTATACAATATTTATATTTATAAATTATATTCTTAAATCTAAATCACTAAATATATAATTATAAATACTTGTATCATCAAATTTTACTTACATCATATTCATGTCAATATCATAATTTGTGATTGGATATTTTGCCCACAGCAGTAATCGTTTCACTTTTGCAAAATCAGCATCTGGTATTCCATTCTGTAAATCAGAAACGGACCCTTCCTGAATAACAAGCCATGGAAAATAAGAATATGTATGACCCCTCGCCTGTAAAATTTGTGTCATCCAATCAATCATAAATAATTCACTATAATAGTAATTAAGAATATATTGAATTGCCTCTCTGCGAATAATATATGCACCAGCTAAACAATGGTTTTGAATAGGCTTCCATGTTTCAAATGGTTCAACTTCTTCTGACACATTTAGAAAAATGGCATCCCATTGAGGGTCATCCTGATATATTGTAGCCAGTTTCGAATTAAGAATCTCCTTCCAATCATTGCGAAATGCAGCATCATCTTCCAAAATAAAGGCACACTCATATTTCATTTCAAGAATATGTAAAAATAATGAAATGTGTGAATATGTACATGCTCGTTGCACGGGTTTCAAATATGAAACATAATTACCTACTACTTTATCAGGTGTAGTAGCATTCCATCGTGTAACATTTAACCCATGTTCTTTAAATCGTTCCTGCATTCTTTCCCATCTGTCTTTTCTGCTAGAAAGATTAATACAAAATGCAGGAATATCCTCTATACGTAATGCCATTTTATTACATATGTATCTCACCCCATTCTTTATATTCTATAGTCAATAAAAATTGATATCATACTATCTCATCCAGTAATCAACCACTCATACACAACACACATATCATACACTGCACCACACAAAATGGACAATAGTATTGTAAACTATATTTCCCACACAAAAGAGGGTTGGAAGCAGATTCTTCTGGAATTATGGGAAAAACATGGCAATAACATTGAAACTGCCATCACAAACGACGAAGAGATATACAGAGAACATCTCATAACACTTCCACCAAGACAACATATATTTACAGCATTTCAGTTCTTTGATATAGACCAACTGCGTGTTGTAATAATAGGACAAGACCCCTATATAAAGAGAGGAGAAGCACATGGTCTCGCATTCAGTGTAACAGCGAGAACAAAGATGCCGCCATCTCTCAAAAACATTTTCAAAGAACTGAAACGCACTTATAATGTAGAACGAACAGCAACAGATTTATCTGACTGGGCAGAGCAAGGAGTTCTGCTTCTGAATACTGCACTGACAACGAGAGAACAACAAAGTAACGCTCATGCAAAAATATGGAAAGAATTTACAAAAGACTTAATAATAAAAATAAATACAATATCATCAAATGTTGTATTTATGTTATGGGGGAATCACGCACAATCATATGCGGAATACATTAATACTTCGAAACATCATGTGCTAAAACATACACATCCATCGCCACTCGCTCGTGTGCCTTTCGAAGGATGTGGACACTTTGAAAAAGCAAATGAAATATTACAGCACTCAAATATTCAACCAATTAAATGGGTATAATCATTAATCCACTCCACTCCATCATCCTTACTTATTTTTCTTTTCACAATCATTTAGCATTAAAATATGTGTATGAGGTACTTGGCTGCCAAACACTCGTTGGTAAAATTTTACATTTTTTTTCACTCCACACTCCTTTACAGTACATGCATTCGCACCAGCACTAGTACACGCACTGCTTTTAACAATAAATTCAACATCATGTACAACAACTGGTGGTTTAAAGCGCACGAGTGATTTTTCAACACGTTTGACAAACATTGGCACATTTCTTTTGTGCAATTTATTCATAAGAGACATTGTAATTAAATACTTATTCGAAGACATTTTGATGTAACTACTATTTATAATTATAAAATCAATCTTTAGATTCCAATAAACCTGTAAAATTTGAAAAGACCCGCCCTCTACATAATAATCAGCAATATCTAGCATATAATCCACCATGACAAATCTTGTGATAGTAGAAAGTCCAGCCAAATGCCAAAAAATCCAGGGTTTCCTGGGGCGTGGCTGGAAAGTAATAGCATCGATGGGACACATTCGTGCCCTCGAAGAAACACTTGATGCAGTCGGCATAGCTAACGATTTCGAGCCATCTTATACATTTATGAAAGAAAAATCAAAAACACTCAAACAGTTAAAAGAAGAGGCAGAGAAGGCAACAGAAATTTATCTGGCAAGTGATGCGGACCGTGAAGGAGAGGCAATCGCATTCAGTGTCGCTCTTCTTCTAAAGCTAAATCCGAGAACTGCAAAACGCATCAAGTTCAATGAAATCACAGAACGTGCAATAAAAGCAGCAGTCGAATCACCAACTACAATCGACATGAATATGGTAAATGCACAGCAAACACGTGCAATGTTAGACATGATGATAGGATTTACTATTAGTCCTCTTCTATGGAAGCATGTCGCACCCGCTCTCTCGGCAGGAAGATGTCAGTCCGTTTCATTAAGACTTCTAGTAGAACGTGAACAACAAATCAATTCGTTCGCACCTTCTTCAAGTTGGAAGATAGATGGCGAGTTCCAACAATCCACCCCAACCTCCAAATTCTCTTTCCAGGCATCACTCGAAGATGAGCTCGAGGACGAAGAATCTGCCAAAAACTATTTAGACCTGCGTCGAGAATCATCTGATGCACAAATAACAGATACAAAACTCTCCACATGGAAGGAAAATCCTCCACAGCCGCTTATTACATCCACACTTCAGCAACAGGCAAGTGCACTATATAATATGTCACCAAAAATAACAATGAAAATAGCACAAACACTCTATGAACAAGGGCACATAACATATATGAGAACAGATAAGGCAATTCTATCAGAAGAAGCAAAAACAGAAGCAAGAAAATGGGTGGAAGAAAACTATGGAAATGAATACGTTCTACCAGTAGCAGAAGGCACAACAAACGACGACGCCAAACCAAAAAAGAAAAAATCATCGAAGAATGAAAATGAAAATGAACAAGCACCAAAAGCACAGGAGGCACACGAAGCAATTCGTCCAACACATATGGACAATCCATCACTCCCAGACAGTAATACATATCAGGAAAGAAACCTATATAAATTAATATGGCAAAGAGCAGTACAATCTGTCATGTCACCATGCACTGGCGAAAACTACAAAATCCGTTTTCAGTGCAATGGCGATGAAGAGAATGAATTCTTCTGGTCAAGCACATGGAAGAGAACATTATTCGATGGATGGAGACGAGCAGGTAAAATTGCAACAATCGAAGAGGAAGATGAGAACGAAACAGAGAGCGCAACCACACCCTCATCCGCATGGACTGCTGCAACAAGTCTCAAAAAAGGCGACAAGCTCAACTGGAAAACAATCACTGCCAAACCACATGAGACAAGACCAACTCCCAGATTTACAGAGGCATCCCTTGTAAAAGAGCTAGAAAGTCACGGCATAGGTCGTCCATCCACCTTCGCATCTCTTCTGTCAGTCATTCAGGACAAAAACTATGCAGAAATAAAGGACATCGAAGGGAAAAATGTACAACTAATAATCTATACACTCACATCACAGACAGCCGCTCTGAAAACAGAAACAATAACGAAAAAAGTAGGTAGCGAAAAGAAAAAGCTCGTCCCAACAGCACTGGGTATATCTGTCCTGGACTTCATTCTACAGCATTTCACTGACCTCTTCAACTATTCCTTCACATCCCAGATGGAAAAACGTCTGGACCATATCGCAGAAGGCGCAGAGGAATGGAAGCAGATTCTTCGAGACATGTGGGGCTCCTACAAGGACCGTTATGAGGACTTAAAGGCGGCAAAATCTACGAAGCCGTCGGCGAGTGAGCGAACACGCATATTTTCGAATGGAATAAAGGGTATTATAACAAAGAATGGTCAGCCAGTGCTGCTACGTGAAGGAGAGAAGAAGGAGGATACTGTCTTTCTAGGTTGGCCTTCCTCATCCATATCCTTCACAGCAATAACCGACGAACAGGTATGTGAATTCACGGACAAATATATGCAACTCAATCAGCCAATTGGTACATATGAAGACCATCCAATATATAAGAAAAAGGGTAAGTTTGGACCATATGTAGAGTGGAATGGTCAGAATATATCGATTGATAATGCGTCGGCTGCAACAAATAATATCGAAAAAATCATAGAAAAAATAAAGGAAAAGTTTGGTAACATAGCAGAAGATGGCACATCACCCTCTACCTCTACTTCTGGACTAATTATCAAATTCAAAGACTATGAAATACGTAATGGGCAGTATGGACCATATATTATCAAAACATCTCTTAAGCAGAAGAAATTCGTATCTGTTCCAAAAACAATAAAGCTAGAAGACATAAAAAATCTGACAGAAAATGAAACAGATGCACTTTATAAGGCTGGTCTCGAAAATAAGAAACATTTCAGCAAATATGGAAAAAACAAAAAATAAAATCATAATCGAATATAAAATATCACAGTATATTTAATATATTATATCACACATATAGTAGTTCAACAAAAATGAGTAAAACACTTCAAAATCATATTACAACTAAAGTAGATATGTCATTAAGAAATTGTATATCATATTATGATAAAGATTCAGATTCTGATTGTAATTATGATTCTGATTCAGATTCTGATTCAGATTATATTTCTACACTTTTTTATAAAAAATCACAAAAACAAGAAGAACCACCACAATATTCTAAATTACTTATTAGTAATAAATGTTTGCAATTATATGGTAATATAATACATGTACCAAGTGAATGTATTTTTTGGAGAAATTATGATACATCGTATCCTGTTGTTACAACAAATCCCACATATTATTCGTGTAATATATCACCGTTATCCAATATACAACATAAATCTGGCTGTTTTACAAATAAAAAGGAATTAAAACTAATTGATGTACATTTTATGAAAGTAATATTAAAAGAATTATTAGATAACATTAAATTAAAAAAAGAATTTAATTTTGAAAATAATATAGAATATGATGAGAATGAGGAAAAGTGTATATCACATATAGTGGCTTCATTTGGTATATGTTCGCTTTTTCATCAAATTAACTTAATAAAAAAAATAAATCCAGACGCAGATACAGTATCAGGTTTGAACGAATTGGAAAAATATTATAATAAATTAAAATATAATACAATAGAACAAAATGGAATTCGTATATCTGAAAAAGACATAGATGGTATTACAATGAATTTTCTAAAATATTTTTTTAAGGGATTTGCAGATGGATTTATTTCACAAAATATTATAAATCCTTTTCATGATGAAAAGAATAATGGAATTACAACAGAAATAATTATTTTTAATCCATTAAAAAAGGGTATTACTCTTTTGGAAGAAACGCCAATAACAGAACCAAATGATGATGTGCATATGAATTATCTTTTTTCATTCAAAATGCAAATGAAATATGTTGGACTAAATTCATATTTATTGGGGATTTATACAAATAAAATTAATGATGAATCTAGCAATAATATAAATACATACATACATCCAATTGATGAATTTAACTTACAAATTGCAAAAAATGATAATTCTGCAATAGAATTAGCAAAAATAGGAAAAACATATGGGAAATTATGGAGAGATGAATATTTTTTTGTATTTAAGTCAATACCACCGCATCCAAGATATAAAGTAAGAAAAAATTTTAAGATAAATCCAGGTGATATAGAACTACGTCCTTTAAATGATGATTATATATTAAATGCAGGTAGTATAATACGACGACCATTAACCGATAATAAATAATCAACCTCTGAAATCACCAAAATAATCTGCCCATATAGAATAGAAGTGTTTGAATAGAATGTCCGATAAGCCAAAAACACAGACTCCAGCAGAAGAGCCTCCAAAAGAAAAGAAATTCTTAAATGGTTGGACACGAGAGCAGGAAGAATTAATGGCACAATGGTCAGATATAGCAAGTTGTTACAGATGGATGCATGATAAATGTGAAAAACAGCTCGGTGGATATAATATGGGTATTACAATCCCCGTCATCATATTATCGACTCTTACAGGTTCTGCCAACTTCATGATGAATTCGCTGCTAGGAGATGATAAAGAAATGCAGAAATATGCCCAGATTGGTATTGGAGGCGTGTCTATATTTACAGGTATTTTGACAACTCTCGGCAATTTTTTTCGATTTGCACAGAATTCAGAGAGCAACAGAGTAGCATCTACATCCTGGGGTAAATTCCAGCGTCAGATTGCAGTCGAGTTAGCCTTACATCCAAATGACAGAATGGACTCAATGGATTTTTTGAAAATATGCAGATCCGAACTCGACCGTCTAATAGAACAGAGTCCACCCATACCAGACGCAGTTATTACATTATTTGAAAATAAGTTCAAAGACAAAACTGCACTTAAACGCCCAGATATTGCTAATGGAATGGACCATACACATGTATTTAATGATAAAGGAACACGTATGAAACAGATGGCAGTAGAGGCAGCATTAATGTTATCACATAAGAAGAGAATTATAAAGGATATATTATCTGCCGAGATGGAGAAGCGTTTTGAAAAACGTCTTATGGAAACAACGAAGGATTTAGAAAAGAGAATACGTGATGAGATAGAGGAGCAGAAAGTACAGAATAGAACAATATCTGCTACGGGAATTGCACCATCTGCTGCATACTCATCTGCACAAGAATTCTATTCTAGAAGTACACGTATTGCTATTGACGGACCATCATCTACATCTGCTGCCTCAACCATATCTACATCTGCTGCAAGTCAAGTTCTAAATGGCACAATACCACCAAAAATAATCATGAATGGAGGAGAAACTACGAAAAGTGTATCATCCATTCAGGAACAACCAGAACAACCAGAACAACCAGAACAACCAGAACAACAAACACAAACACAAACAGTGAATGATATTATTATTGAATTATCCGAAGATAATGCGAAGCAAACCGAATCAAACACACAACCTCCAGAAATAGATGTACAACCAGGTGAAAAGAAGTAATCAACTCCACTCCACTCTACTCCACTCTACTCCACTCTAAATACGTGAGTACAAATGACACATGACTTCACTATTACATGTTCTAAACAGGTTTTTCATAAATTTCCTCTTTTGAATATTATTCATCTCCTTCTTCGTAAGTTTTTCAGAGTGTTTTGCGGTCGGGCGACCATTTTTTCCTATTTCCCGAACCTCTTTCATACCCTTACCATTTTTGACGGTAACCATTTGAACACGTGTCCGACCCGTTGGTCCAATAAATACTTCTTTTGAATTGAAATTAAATCGAGATTTTTTTGCAGTCTTTCCACTTCCTCTGCCACGTCTATCCTTCTTCTTTGTCTGTACCATTCTTCTATATATATAAAAACAAAAAAATAAAAAGCCTCCCAGCGTAAATAACTCCAAATAATTTTTAAAAAAGAGATGTAGTTAAAAGCCAATGGGCTGTTCATGTAAGAAAAAATCAGCAGATATAAATCGTCTAGCAGAAAGCACATATTCAACGGACGAATGGGGTCCATCTTTTTGGAAGTTACTCCATCTTATTTCTATGAAAATTGGTACATCAAATAATGCAGTAATACTCGCAGATGAAGTCCGTCTTTTTGACCAGCTCTTACTAGTTCTACAAAAAACACTTCCATGCAAGGAATGCCAACAGGATTATACAGCGTATTATAATCAGGTAAAACCACCTTCACTCAACAATTTATCTGCAGAAAATGTACGACTCACCATAAAACAATGGCTTCTCGCATTACATAATGCAGTAAATACTCGTCTAGGAAAAGATATAACAATAACAACAATCGAAGAGTATGATAATTATTATAAGGACGTAACTATGCAGCCATGTGATAATAATATGTTAACAGATTCATTAAGATCATCACTTTTAGTTCGATATGTTATGCCAGACGGTTATCGTAAATTCGTATCTATTGTAACACAAATAAGACTTAAATTAGGAATATAATAAACACCAGCCAACCAACCAACCAACCAACTCCAGCCTCCAACCCACACCACACTAGCGTTCAAACAATTTATAAAAAAAATCATATATAAGTAAGGTTCTTTTTATAAATAATATTATGTATGTTCATGGCATACAAAATCTACCAAAACACGAAAAATACGAAAAAAAATACAAACCAAATCAATTATATTGGGGGCTAGGTGTCGAGCACGAAACATATCTACAGACATCGTTCATACGAACATCTACCATCGACTATATGTCAAAACATCGTAAACAAGAACGATACAGTGTAAATTATTACAATGCATACAAGACCTCCGAATTCGACCAAATCTTATCAGAAATATCAGATACAAATCTGCTCGTTCCAATTCTGGTAAATAGTCATACCTTCCAAAAAACAGATGTGAATCTGCAACACAAAACAACATATGAGAAACAGCCAAAACCAAATCCCAAATTCTCCTCAACCACCGTCTTCGAACTTCTTCAGCAACACAATCCATATTTCAAAGAAGAACACGAAAACTCATTCACATTCGATGGCGACACTATCGAATTCATAACGCAGGATTTCTACAATGCAACTGTCGAACAAGTAATGGGAGAACTTAAAGCCCATGAAACAAAATTCATTGACAACTTAAACGCAACAATAGAATCGAAGCCTGCAACATTTGGAGTATTTGGGTCGCTGGCTCCCTACAAAATACAGGAACGAAACTTCGGTTTTGCACATTACCTAACAAATCTATCAAATGTGTCCATGTTTAATAACGGAACAATTCATGTAAATATTACACTTCCTACTATGTTAAATGCCTCCTGTCAAATAGAAAACCCCCAACTTTTCATTGAACAGCATCAAAACCTGGCACGTCTCTTTCAATGGTTTCTTCCACTTTTTATCGCAGAATATGGTTCAGGCGACCCCTTCGAACGAATTCTAAAATCTCCATCAAACCCACCTCCAATCTCCAAAAAGCACAGTCTTTTCGCAAAGGGTTCACAGCGCCTGGCAGTATCGAGATACATAGGTGTAGGAACATATGATACTACGACAATGGAAAAAGGTAAAATTCTACAGGTCTCAAGAACAGATGTAGTTGCAACCAACACAATCCCATGGTATGATAATCTATATTCAAAGACAGTGTATGCAACACTGGCAGATATTGGTCTCGATATTAATTTCAATAAACATTGGAGTCATGGTCTAGAGTTTCGAATATTTGACTCAATCTCTTACGATGAACTTCAGCAGATATTATATGACATTGTTCTGCTGGCAGATATGTCTCTCATGTTACCATCTGCTGCGGCAGATAATGCACTAAAAGTTCCTCAACAGAATACACTATGGCATAACATGGTTACAAATGCAATATGGAAAGGAGCAGATACACACCTGTCAGCAGATGAGCAGAAATTATACTATGATATAATCAATCTGTCACAACCTATACCAATTACCGCCACCTCTACCCCCAAACCTATACCAATAAAGGAATTCTATAAACAAATAATGGAACAAATATATATACACACTGCTGCAACAGGAATCTGTCAGCAATATATGTGTCAAAATACACCGAGACATATTCCACGATTTAGAAATGAGTCACTTATGTTATATGATGATATATATCCATTTTATTCAATTTCACCTCAACACGCCCAACAACTCATACAATTAACTGACATAAATATGTCAAATATTACTACTCATCCCCCACATGATACAATTATAGAAATACATTCCCAACACAAAAACCAAGATAATACTCAAACTACAACATATCAGCCTTTAAATAAATCACAACACCCATCAATTAATCAAACTATTCTGAATATCATACTATATATATACATAAACTATATTAAAAAAATATACAAAAAAATAATATGTGCAAGAGAATAATATCAAATACACATACACATACACCTACATCGTTTATTTTTAATAAAAATAATATATTTTATAAATAATAATTTTATATATCTTATTAGAATGTTCAGCGCAAGTGATGTTACGCGAATAAGAGAGGCAAATAGAATTAATCAATGCTCACCACGAATTATTATTCAAAATGGCGGAGGTGGAGGTGGTGGAACGGGTGGAACGGGTCCTACAGGACCAATGGGTCCGACTGGTGCAATAGGACCAACTGGTCCATGTTGCACAGGTGCAACAGGTTCAACAGGTACAACAGGTCCGACAGGAGCAACTGGTCCAGCAGGTCCAGGCTTTACATTAGAAGGTTTAGGAACAGGTTCTGCACTTTTTTATAATGTATCAGATGATAAATATTATTACAATAACAATTTGATTATAACTGCATCAGGTGATATTGAAATATCTGGTGCTATTATTCCTCCAACTGGAGGAAGTTTATCAATAGGAACAGTCAGTAATCCAGTTACATCTATTACAATTGGCGATTCAACTATTGAGGCAGATTCTGCAGGAAATATTATTATAGTTGGTCCAGGTGGTGAAACAGGTGCAATCGGTTCAACAGGTCCGACTGGTATTCAAGGTGAAACAGGTGCAACAGGACAACAGGGACCAACAGGTCCAACAGGTCAACAAGGAGCAACAGGTCCAACAGGTGAAAAAGGAGTAACCGGTTCGACAGGAAATCAGGGTGATACTGGTGCAACAGGAGCAACAGGACCAACTGGACAGCAAGGAGATACAGGTGCAACGGGTCAACAAGGTGCAACAGGTCAAACAGGACAGCAAGGAGATACAGGTGCAACAGGACCATGCTGTACAGGACCAACAGGTGCAACAGGACCACAAGGAGCAACAGGTGATACAGGTGCAACAGGACAACAAGGGACAACAGGTGCAACAGGACAGCAAGGAGATACAGGTGCAACAGGACAGCAAGGAGATACAGGACCAACAGGGCAACAAGGTAGCACAGGAGAACAAGGTCCAACAGGACTAACAGGTGCAACAGGACAGCAAGGAGATACAGGTGCAACAGGACAGCAAGGTAGCACAGGAGCAACAGGACCAACTGGACAGCAAGGAGATACAGGTGCAACAGGACCATGCTGTACAGGTGATACAGGTCCAACAGGCAATCAGGGTACAACCGGTCCAACTGGTCCACAGGGACCACAAGGTATTCCAGGTGTAGGAGGTGACACGGGTTCAACTGGTCCAACTGGTCCAGCAGGTTCTAATGGTGTAACTGGACCAACAGGCGACACAGGACCAACAGGCAATCAGGGTGATACAGGTGCAACAGGACCACCGGGACCACAGGGAGCAGTTGGAACAGTAACAGGACCAACTGGACCAACTGGTGCAGGGCTTCCAGCAACAACAACATTTGGACAGTATTTATATTCAAACGGTTCAACTTTTGTAGTTGGTGGTGATAAGATAAGTCTTGGAAGTTTTGCAGGTCAAACAGCACAGGATATAAGTGCAATTGCAATTGGTATAAATGCAGGTAATAATACACAGGGTGCATATTCTATTGCAATTGGTGCAAATGCAGGAAGAACAACTCAAAAATCAAATGCAATAGCGATGGGATTGAATGCGGGTAGTAATAATCAGGGTGCATTCTCTGTAGCAATTGGCACTCAAGCGGCTCAAACTGACCAAAGTTCAAATGCAATTGCAATAGGTTCAAATGCAGGTAGTAATGCACAGGGTCCAAATTCTATTGCAATTGGTCAATCAGCTGGACAATCAAATCAGAAGGCGGCAGCAATAGCAATAGGTTCAAATGCAGGTGCTACAAATCAGGATTTAAGTGCAATAGCAATTGGTCAAGCAGCAGGACAGGCTGCACAAGGTTCAAATGCAATTGCAATTGGTTCTTTAGCGGGAAATTCGAATCAGAGTGCAAATGCAATAGCAATTGGTTCAAATGCAGGTAATAGTAATCAATCACAATTTGCAATAGCAATTGGTTCAAATGCAGGTAGTAATGCACAAGGTTCAAATGCAATAGCAATTGGCGCACAAGCTGCATCTAATGCACAAGGTTCAAATTCAATAGCAATTGGATTACGTGCAGGTGCTTCAAATCAAAATATAAATGCAATAGCAATAGGTTTTGAAGCAGGTAGTAATACACAAAGTTCAAACACCGTTGCAATAGGTGTACAAGCAGGAGCAGCAACTCAACGTACAAATACAGTTGCAATTGGTTATCAGGCAGGAAATAGTACACAAGGTTCAAATTCAGTAGCAATTGGTTATCAAGCTGGTAGTAATACACAAAGTTCAAATTCAGTAGCAATTGGTTATCAGGCAGGTACTACATTACAGGATGTAAGCTCAATAGCAATAGGTTATGAAACAGCATCTACTTCTCAAAAGGCAAATGCAATAGCAATTGGATATAATGCTGGAAATAATAATCAATCTTCAAATACAGTAGCAATTGGATATCAGGCAGGTAGAAATTCACAATCGCAATTTGCAGTAGCTATAGGTTATCAGGCTGGTTCAAATATTCAGGCTTCAAACTCAATTATAATAAATGCAACAGGTGCGCCATTAAACAATACAGGAGTATCGAATTCATTATATGTAGCACCAATCGCATCATCTGCTAATACTTCAAATGTTCTGATATATAATACTACTACAAAAGAAGTAAATTATAATACAACAAAATCATTCGTAATAGAACATCCGACAAAATCAGATAATTATCTAGTACATGCATGTTTAGAGGGTCCAGAATCAGGTATATATTATCGTGGGACA